CCTCGGTGGCGGGCGGGCAGTTGCCGCAGTCGCAGGGCTGGTCGGGGAAGTGCTCGGTGTTGCGGTAGTGCCGGACCGCGGCGTCCCAGGCGGCCTTCGGCAGGGACCACTCCGGGGGCGGGCCGGGCGGGCTGGATCCGGTGGGCCATGCGCCGGGCCGGTGGCCGGGCGGCTTCGGAGCCGCGGGTTTCGGCGGCGGGGTGCGGCGGGCGCGGCCGATGTCGATCTGCGCTCGCATCAGGGCCTGGAGTTCGCTGCGGCCCTCGGCCCGGACGGCCTTGATGTCGTCGACGCCGATCTCGTCCGGCTCCTCGGTCACGAGGTGGCCTCCTGATCGGCCACGGGGATGCTTACGACCCGCGCATCGAAGGGGGTGACCATCACGTCGCGACTGCGGTCGGTGCGCACGCGGTAGGCGCCGGGCCTGCTGCACCGGCTCCCCGCCTCCTCGATCTGCTCGACGGACGCGGTGGAGGACTGGTCGGCCTCGTGGAAGCACACGCCGCATGGCCAGTTCGCGGCGACGAAGCCGAGGTCGCGGTAGTGGCGTCCCTTGCTGATCCAGGCGATCCAGACGCGGGTGCCGATTGGCAGCACGGGCATGGCGACGGCGGACCTCATGCGACACCGAGCCGTCGGTCGTTGCCGCCGATGGCGACGACGGTGGTGGTCTGGGCGAGCCGGGAGGTGATGCGCTGCCCAAGCTGATCTTTGAGGTCCGGTCCGTTCGGGTCCGCGACCGGCAGGTTGCTGGTGATGATCAGCGGGCGGCATTCGTTGTACCGCTCGTTGAGGATCCGGTAGGTGGCTTCCTCGGTGAACTCGCTGATCTTCTCGGTGCCGAGGTCGTCGATGAGCAGCAGCGGTATCCGCATGAGCCGCTTTACCTCGTACTCGGGCCCCTTCTCGCTGCCGCCCGGACGCATGAGGGCGTACATGTCCGGGGCTGTGAGCGCGACAAGCTCGAACCGGTCGGGTCCGGCCTCGGCGATGCGACGGAGTGCGCCGTAGGCCTGGTGGGTTTTGCCGGTGCCGAACGGGCCGGTGAGGAAGAGGATCCCGGCTGTGCGCGGGTCGTCAATGACCCGGTCGGCCCACGCAATGACCTGGGGGTGTGTGGCTTCGGCTCCCTGGTAGCGGTACGGGGTGGCGGTGGTCCAGCGGCTGACGGCGATGTTGGCACGCTGGCGGCGGTGGTACTCCGGGTGGCCGGGTTCGTCGGGGGTGGGGGTGTCGTCGATGGGGCCGGCGGTGATGTGGCCGAGGCCGCGCGCTTCGAGCATCTGCTGCATGCGCTGCATGACGGCTTCACTCGCCAGAGGCTTGGGGTCGGGCATGGGTGTGGAATCCGTTCTGGTAGACGGAGTGGTCTTCGGGGGCTTGGTAGTGCTGGTGGCGTTGGCCGCCGACTGGGCGGAGGTTGGGCTTGCCGTTGGGCTCGGGCGCGTACTTGTCCTCGTAGCGGCGCTCGCGAAGCCAGTTGGCGGAGTGCTTGACGTACTGGAAGTCCTTGCCTGCGACTTCGCGGGCGTAGGCGACGGCAGCAGTGGTGATCTTCTGCGGGTCGGTGCCGCCGAGTACTGCGGCAGTCCAGGACTCGAGCGTCTTGTCGTAGTCCTTGCTCTTCGGGTAGAGCGCCCAGAAGTTGCCGAATTCCTTCTTTTCGTCGGCGGTGATTTCGCGGGCCGCAGTAGAAGGGGTAGCGGTGGCTCCCCCTTGCGTAGATGTTTCTTCCTCTTGAGGAGCTGAGGGGTCTGAGGAGTAGGGGGTAGCCGTGGCTCCTTCAGAGTGAGCCGTGGCTCCTTCTGAGTGAGCCGTGGCTACCCCTTGGGGTAGCGGTGGCTCCCCCTTAGAGGTAGCGGTGGCTCCCCCTTCGAAGGGGGGAACGATGAACGTCATCCGGACGCCGGGTACGGCGTAGAGGATCCGGCCGTCCTTGCCCTTGCCGATAGGGACACGGAACTCCCAGCCGGCGGCAGCGAGTCGCTTCAGGGCGTTGCGGACAACAACGGCGTCCTTCGCCCCGGTCCAGCGGGCGAGGTCTTCGAGGGCGGCCCAGCTCCTTCGGGTGTCCTCTTTGGCGTCGTCCGCGATCTCCAGAGCAACGGCGCGTTGCAGGCCGGTGATGTCCGGTCCCAGCGCCTCGCGCAGTTTGCGGCGGAGCTCGTAGCCCATCGGTTCTCTTCTCTCGGGAGGGGTGTCGCTCGTTTCGGCTGCTGGTTCTGGACAGCCCTCATGGGGGCGGGATGGCCTCGAGGGGAGAGGCTTCCCGCCCCCTCGAATTGTACAACCCGACGGACATTACAACAGGGCTTATGTGTATCCTGGTCGCATGAGTGAGTCCGGGATCCGACAGCTGGGCGTCTCCGAAGCCCGCGCGAACATGACCGAGGTCATCGCCGAGGTACGCCTCCTCGGAAAGCCCGTCGCGCTCACCCGCCGCGACAAGCCGCAGGCGATGCTCGTCTCCATGGACCGCTGGAAGCAGGCCGTCCTCGACGCCGAGGTTCGCCCCTTCCACGACGACGTCGTCCGCCGACTCAAGGCCCTGCTCGAGGACAAAGAGTTCGCGGACCTGCTCGAGCGCAAAGACCCCACGTTGTACGAGGTTCTTGACGCCGACGCGCTCTGACATCCCACCCCTCCTCTCCTCCGGGCCCCGCGGGCGCGGGGCCTTTGTCGTGTGCGGGTTGATGGTTGGCTGATGCCGTTCTTGATCGACACGGGCGCCGCGTTTGCATCGGGTGCCGGGTGCGCTAGTCCCGTGTCTCGTCGTGCTGGCCGGTGGCGGCCGGGTCGGCTGGTGCCGTCAACCGGCCGAGACGGAGATCACCCGGTCCGGCGCGCGGCCGGCGGACCGCGGTCACGCGGCGGCCCGGCTGCGGGCTCGGTGGACGGTGCGGCGGGAGCAGCGGATCCGTTCGGCGATGGCCGCCGAGGACAGGCCCCGCTGGTCGAGTCGGGTGATCGCTGCCTGCCGTTCGCGCGGAGTGAGCCGCTCAGGCGGATCCCCGGCCGCGGCCCGCTCGATGGCGGCCTCATCGGGCTCCGCGGCAGGGCGCCTGGCGCGGACGCGGTTGCACTCCCGGCAGTAGAGCCAGCCGCGGGAGTCGCGGGCCGCGTTCTCCGGGAACGGATGGCCGTGCCTGCAGGCCGGACTGGACTCGCTCGTGCGCTTCCGCTGCTGGCCGCTCATGCCGCCACCCCCAGGTCGTCTTCGGGGTGCTCGCGGAGGGCATGGTCGACGTAGGACTTGTGGACGCCGAGGCGTTCGGCGGTGGCGAATCGGTCGAGGTTGTTGGTGCGCATGAGCCAGTGCGCGTTCTCGGCGATGACCTGCCGCCGGGGCGTTGCGTCCTGGACAGCCGGCGTGAAGTCCGGATTGTCGTAGTCGTCGGGGTCCCAGTAGGCGGTGCCAGCCCAGCCCTTGCCAGCGGCCGTTTTGCGGATGCGTTCGGCGATGTGGGCGGCAACGCCGTGGTCTTCCGGCTGCTGCCCGGCGAGCTGGGCGGACAGTGCGGCGACGTAGTCGGCGACCCAGCGGCGGACCATCGTGGTGCCGGGGTTGCTGTTCTGCAGGTAGACGATGAACTGCTTGCGCTTTCCGCAGAGCTCGCCCAGCTGGCCGGCCGGCCAGCCGTCGGCGGCCAGGGCCCGGAGGCGGAGGATCGTGCCGCGCCCGGAGATGTGGACGCCGGAGCGCGGTGTGTCGACCTGGCGCGGCTTGACGGCCAGGATGCGGGCCTCGCTGTCCCGGCGGATGTCGCTGCGCTGCCCGACGATCCGGTAGAAGACGTTCTGGCACAGGCCCGATTCGGCTTGGATCTCCTTGTCGGACATGCCGTGGCTGCGGAGGAGTTCGATGTGGCGGGCGGCTCGCTGCGGGCTGACCTTGGTGCCGCGCCCGGTGTTGCGGAGGTAGCGCTGTCGGCGGACGGTGGCGGTCATGCCGGTCGTGCAGGTGGCGCAGCGGCAGCCGCGGCGGTAGCGGCGCGGGTCGCCGTGCTCGAAGGCTTCGGCGGGGATGGCGGGGCGGCCCATCACTTCTCCTTCCGGGTGGCGGTGGGCAGTGCGGCGATGCGGCGGCAGGTGATGTAGGCGTCGATGTCGGTGGGCGGCTGGTTGTCGGCCGCGGCGGGGAGGTGGCGGCGCTCGCGCCAGGCGGTGCGGACGGCCATCACGGCGCCGGGGGCGAGGACGGCGGGCACGAGCCAGGCGAGGTTCATCAGCGCTCCTCCGTTCCGTCGAAGCCGAGCTGCCCGGCGACCTGGGTGAGGGGCTCGGGCGGCATGAGGGCGTCGAGGGCCGTCTGGTGCTCGGTGTCGCCGGAGGCGCAGAACACCTTGCGGTCGGCGGTGATGGTCCAGCCGGTGCCGACCAGCGCCTTACGGGCCTCGTTGAGGTCAGCGAAGTGGGCGGTGTACTCGTCCTCGTCCCAGGTGTAGCGGCAGACGTCGCAGGTGACGGTGATGCAGGCGTGGGTCTTGATCGGCATCACGCCACCGCCTTCCGGAAGCTGACGGTGCCGGTCCACTGCTTGCAGATGGAGCCGTGGACGGTGGCCCGCTTGGAGCGGACGTAGCCGGCTTCCTCGATGACTCCGGCGCGGGCGGCGTTGTTGAACGCGGCTCCCCAGCGCGCGGGGTGGTCGGGCTCGTCGACGAGACCTTCGCGGATGAGGTCGGCGGCCTGGAAGGGCTGGCCGCGGCGGGCGAGGAGCTCTATGGCGCCGCGGCAGGCGGTGGCCCAGTCGGGCGGGGTGTTGGCGGTGGCGCGGGCGATGCCGTCCTGCTTGGCGGTCTCGGCGGCAGCCGGGGAGATGGTGCCCTGCACCGGCTCGGGGAACTGCAGCTGTGTCATGGTGGTCTCCTGAAGGTCGAGGAGGCCGCCCGCGATAGCAACGCGGGCGGCGCCTCAGCGGCTACTCGGTGGAGGTGGCGGCCGGCTTGTCGGTCTTGCCGCCGGTGAGCTCGTCGGTGCTGACGCGTGGGGCCGGGAACTCCTCCTCGGCGGTGACCTCGCCGCGCTGGATCGACTTGAAGATGACCAGCAGCTGGGCCACGTCGTGCTCGGTCCACTTGCCGGACTCGCGGTCGAAGCGGGCCTCGATCCGGTCCGCGGTCACGCCGAGCCCCTCGAAGGCCTTGATGGCGTCGGCGATGCGCTGGGCGAGGGGCTTGCCGCCGCCGTCGCGCAGGGTCTGGTTGCAGAGCTCCTTGGCCTCCTCGACGAACCAGGGCGGCAGGATCGCGAAGATCGCCTCACGGACGCGGCGGGCGCCGTTGTTGGCGTTGTTCTCGTAGATGTCCCGCATGTCGGTGAGCTGCTTGGTGCCGCTCTTCGTGTCGCGACGGTGAGGGACGATGAACGTCGAGGAGTTGCGGGAATTGGTCTGCACGTCCCAGGCGAAGGCCTGCATCTCGGACTGGCCGTAGTCGTCGTCGCGGCGCATTTCGACGAGGCCGTACTGGACGTTGCCCCAGACCCGGGCCAGCTCCCGGGCCAGGTGGACGGAGGCGCCGGTGACGGTGGAGCCGCCGCGGGAGTAGCGGAAGAAGGCGCGCTCGGCGAGGCCCTGCTGCTTGCACGACTCGCGCATCTCGGCGACCGCGGCCTGGATGTTGCGGGGGCACTGCTGGGCGACGACGACCGCGGCCTGCACCTCGGCGGCGGCGCGGGACTGCTCGACGGCGGTGCCCTGCCCGATGCGGGCCGGCGTGGTGGTGGACGGGATGGGGATGGGCTGGTTCACGCGTACTCCTCGTGGTCGCGCCGCTCGGCCCAGGCGGGCAGCGGCAAGTAGGTGATGCGGTCGTTGAAGCCGGGCCAGTTGCCGGTGCGCTCGCAGTCGGCGTAGATCCGCAGTGCCTTCTCGTTGCGGGCGGCGCCGAGGGCGAGGGCCGGGAAGTCGAGCTCGACCAGGTGCACCAGGTACGGCGGCGTCTTGGACTGAAAGACGAAGACGAACGCGGGCTCCTGGTCACCGTGCAGGCCTAGCGCCTTGGAGCCTTCGAGGTAGAAAGCGGCCTGGGCGTGATAGCCGTGCTCGTACACGGCCCGCTGCAGGGCGGCGGGGTCGACCGCCCTGGCCGACTTGAGGTCGACGACGATGAGGCGGCCCTCCCCGGCCGGCTTCAGCCAGTCCGGGCGTATCCGGCAGCGCACCCCGGTCGCCGGGTCGGTCCAGTAGATGGACCGTTCGGCGATCCCCGTGCCGGGGGCGAAGAGCGGGCCGGCGACGGGGTGCTTGCGCACCGCTTCAGCCATCGCCTGGACCTGCTCCCACTCGTGGCGGAGCAGAGGTACGACGCCCATGTGGCGGGCCTCGTCGCGTGCTTCCTTGGCCGCCTTCGTCACATAGCTGTCGAAGGGCAGTACGTCGACCTCGCAGCCCTCCCCCAGTACCTCGGTGTGGACGGCGTGCCCGAGGTCGAACTCGCGTTTCGGCGCCGGGGGGTTGTCGCGGTCGTGCTTGAACTGGGCGGGGCAGCCGGGCGGCAGCAGGGCCCGCAGCCCGGTCGACGAGACCGTGGTGCGGTCGGCGTGGTAGTCGTCGGCGGACAGGCCGTCGACCCAGCCGGGCTGGCCGTCTTCGCAGTTCTCGCAGAGGCCGTCCCGGGTGAACGGCCCGCCGGTAGCGCCGCACTGGCGGCAGGCGAGCGGGCTCAAAACGGGTACTCCTTCGCGGGGTTGCGGCGGGGCCAGAGGCGGAGGCTCCAGGTGCGGAGCCAGGCGAGGCAGTGGCAGTCCTCCCAGTCGGGGTCGCCGGCCGGGGTGATGTAGCCGTGGCCTCCGTGTCCGTGGCAGGACTGGCAGTTCGGGTCGGGCTTGGGGTGCCGGGTGAGGTAGATCGCCCGCTGGTGCAGTTCGATCTGCCAGCGGCCGAAGGTGCGGGTGAGGTACATGAGGCCCCGTTTCTGGGTGTGCTGATTGGCGGGCCCGCCGCTGGCGGTGGGGGTGCCGCGAACGGCGGGCCCTGGGGTGGCGGCGCGGAGTGGGGGGCTCGACGCGTCGCCGGTATGGGGGATGTGCGGATGGTCAGGCGAGGGCGGGGATCTCGCATGCCGCCCAGGCGAGCTGCTCGTACAGCTCGTCGGGGTCGAGGACGGCCCGAAGTTCGTCGGCGGGCTTCGTCCAGTCGGCGAAGTCGGCGACCTTCTGGGCGCCGCGGGTTGCGTCGTCCTCGTACATGGCGGAGGCGATGAGCCGGCCGGAGTGGTGGCCGATGCTCCACCGGAGGCCGCTGGTGGGCTCGACCTCGTCGGGGATCTCGTAGACGAACAGTCCGGGGACGGGGCTGGTGGCGGGCACGGTGAAGTCGCCCATGTCCGTGTGGAAGGTGTGGGTGAGCGTGACGGTGCTGGTCACGGTGATCTCCTATGGGATGCTGGTGGTTGACCCCCGCCCGCTGGACCCGGGTGGGGTTCTTGCTGTCCGGCCTCAGGCGGTGCGGCCGGGGTCGGTGACGGGCTGGATGTCGAGGGCGTCCCAGAGCGGCCGGACGTCGATGGGCCCGGTGGCCTGGTCCTCGGGCCCGTCGACCGGGCGCACCATGGGCGGCACGTCGATGCGGTGGGCGTTGGCTTCGGCCGCGAGGTGCGGGCCGAACCGGGCCTTGAGTGCGAGGGCTTCGTCCCGCCAGTAGTCGCGCTCGGTGGTGAGCTCGTCGAGGGTGGCCTGCTGCTGGACGGCGATCTCCTGCGCTTCGTCGAGCTGGTGATGGGCGACGGTGAGGTCCCACCGCAGCAGCGCCACCTCGTCGCCCGCCGCGGCGAGGGCCGTCTCTAGCTGCTGCTCGCGCTCCCGCAGCCGCTCCACCTCGTCGACGGCGCGGCGCCGGCCGTGGCCTTTCAGGGCGGGGATCAGGTCGTTGAGGGTCACGACGCCTCCGCCGGCAGTTCCACGTCTTCCACGGAGCGCTGCTTCACCGCCGCCAGCGACACCACCTCGGCGGTCTCCTCGCGCGGCGTGCACTGTGCCGAGCCGCCCGCCAGGCAGATGCGCTCGACGAACCGCATCTGCTCCGACGCCTTCTCGTCCCACTCGACGCGGCGCTGCTCCAGGATCTCGGCCGTGTTGTGGCCGACAAACAGGAAGGGCGAGCCCGGATGGCCGGGCCAGCGGTCACCGGTGCGGGGGTCGAAGTGCGTGTTGCGGTAGCCGAGCCACATCTGGGCGTGCTTGCCGCACATGCCCTTCGGTCGGCTGACGTTGAACCGCTCGTCCGGCGGATACATGCGGTTGGTGTTGCGGTACTGCTGCTGGCGCCAGGCGGCGGCTTCCCAGGTGCGCCACTGGGTCTTGAGGTGCTCGGGCACGGGCTGCCCGAGGAACGTGTCGGGTGCTGCGGTGTTCACGGCCCCTCCAGTCCGGTGCGGTCGATGTAGCCGGCGGCTGCCGTGTCGGCGAAGTCGCGGGCGGTGGTGAGTTCGAAGTTGCGCTCTTGCTCGGCGGCGATCTGGTGGGCGAGTTCGATGGCGCGGGCGCTGAGCCGGTCGATGGCGGCGCGGATCTCGGCGTCCGTGGTCGGCTCGACCGGGGCGGTCACCGGGCGAGCCCGTCGGCAGCGGCCCGCAGCCCGGCCACGACCTGCTCCTGGGTGCGGCCCGGTGTGCGCTCCCACGGCACGATGAGCCGTTCGTCGAGGTGCGTGACGAGCGCGTCCCAGGCAGCGAGGGTGGTTTCCTCGGCGTCCGGCGTGCCCTTGCCGGGGACGTAGCCGGCGGCACGGTCGATGGCGTCCATCACCGGGTTCCGCAGCGGGTCCCAGCCCTCCGTCTCCAGCAGGGTGGCGGTGTCGCGGAGGACGGTGGCGACGCGGGAGCGGGTCACGGACAGGGTCATCATCACGCGGCCTCCTGCTGGTGGGTGCGCAGCCAGTGGCGGCGGTGGTTGTAGCGGACGTGGACCTGTTCGATGCGGTCGATGTACTCGTCGGGCGTCCAGGGGCGGGCGCCTCGGGCGCGGCGGGCGAACTCCTGCTCGACGCGGGCGAGGGCGTCCTGCTCCAGGTCGGCCAGCGGGCGGGGTTCGGCGGCGGTGGCCATCACCAGCACCTGCCGATCTCGCGCAGGGATCCGGTCTCGTCGGCGACGTCCCGGACGTCCTGTTCGACGGCCGCTTCTGGCTGCACGGGCACGACCCACTCGGTGCCTTCGTCGCTGCAGACGGAGATCCAGCCGTTGCCCTTGCCGTCGATGTAGAGGCGGCGCCGGTTGTCGTTCGGGTCGTCGTCCCCAGCGTCGGGCGGCTGCTGCTCCGCCTCCAGCTCAGCGACGCGCGCCTCGGCCTTCTCGGCTCGCTCGCGCCAACGCTGCTTGCCCGCCTGATGGTGCTCGACGGTGCGGCGGAGCTCCGGAAGCGTGTTCCGCTCCATGAAGGCGGCGTCCTCGCGGGCGCTGGCCAGTTCCGCCTTGAGGCGCTCGACCTCGGCCAGCAGGGCGGCCTCTCGGTCGTACAGTCGCTCCGCCCGAAGCCTCAGGGCATCCCGCTCCTCGAAGTGCAGCGGACGGTCCTTCGTCGCACGGATCGTGTCGAGCGAGTCCTCGCGTTCCGCGAGCCGCGCATCGTCGAGCGGCTGGGGCTGGTCGCCGACCGGCACCGGCAGCGCACCCTGCGCGGCCACAGCGGCGGCCGTCTCCTCGGTGTGGGCCTCCGCGAACTGCTCCTCGGTCACCGGGTCGACGTGGCTGAGGGCGATGCAGGCGCTGTGCCCGTCCACCCAGACGACGTCAGTGTGACCGCCGAGCACGGTGGCCGCACTGCGGGTGCGGGTGACGAGGCGAGTGACGTCGCCGTGGTCCTCCGGTCGGGCGCCCGGGTAGGCGAGCACCGGTGTGCCGATCGGGTAGAGCGCGTTCCACTGCTCGGCGTTCACTGGCCCTCACCGTCCTCGCGCTCCGCCTTGAGACGGGCGATCTCCTCGCGAGCAGCGGCCAGTTCGTCCACAGCGGTGCGCTCCCGCTCGACCTCGCCGACGATGGTGTTGCGCCATTCGGTGACGCCCTTCAGGAACGCCTCAGCAACCTGCACCCGCTCCTCAGGGCTCAGCCTGTTGGGCATGTGCATCGCGATGTGCCCAGGGCCATGCCAGCCGTCAGGCTCGATGTACAGGACCGGGTTCGGGACCCCGCTCCCCCGCACGTTGGTACGCGCCTCCAGGAAGACGGTGATGTTGTAGTTGCTCATGCCGCACCTCCCATGGCCTCGAACGCGGCGCGGGCTTCGCGGTCGGCCTGCAGTGCGGTCCACCAGCAGTAGAAGAGAGCGTCCAGCGCGGCCGGCTTCTCCTCGTCGGGCAGGCAGTCGAAGGCGATCCGGCCGATCTCCTCGACCTCGAAGCCCTCCGGGTGCGTCTTGCGCAGCAGCTCCTCCGCCTCGTTCCAGGAGGCCTGGAAGGCGGACAGCTGCGGGAGCTTCGCGGTGATCTCGTCGAACGGGGTCAGGTCGCTCACGACGCACCGCCCGAGAGGTCGCAGGCCAGCGTCTTGAGGCGGTCGATCGCCCAGTCGACGCCCTCCGAGAACTCGGCGCTGTGATCCGGGTTGATCACTTCCAGCGTGTTCGCGATGTCCCGCAGCTTCTCGGCGAGGTAGGCGTCGAGCTTGCCCTGCGGGTCGGCGTAGCGGTCGAGCAGTGCGAGCAGGCGATGGTGCGCCGTGCCCGGCTGAGGGGTCTGGGATGATGTGGACATGGTCCACGCTCCTGTTCTTCAGGGTGCTGGTGGTGTGGATCGCGAGGCCGTTCCCCGTGCTTGGCCGTTCGGGGGGCGGCCTCATTGCCGCTCAGGCGGCGGCGCGGGCTCGCGGTCGGCCGGCGCGGGTGGGTGCGTTCCGGTGCATGGCCGCGATCTGGGCCAGGTCGGAGTCGCTGAACATCAGTCGGCGGCCGAAGCGGTGGTGCGGCCATCCCTTGTGGTTGACTCCGTCGCGCAGCCAGCGCTCGCCGGACTCGTTGTCCGCGCTGGGGTCGTTCGGATCGACGGGGATGAGCTTCTTGGCGGCCTGCTTGACCGTGTAGAAGGTCTCCAGCTTCGTGACGGAAGCCGAGCGGGGGGATCGGGTAGGCATGTCACCTCTCTAAGGCGGGTCCTCGGTGGGGCTGAGGAGTTGGGTGGAGTCGGCCGGCAGGCCGAGCGCTTGGCGGAGACGGCTGTACGTGTGCGGTCTCATGCGGGTGCGGTAGCCGTTTTCGAGGTGGTTGAGGTAGCGCCCGCTGAGGCGCGCTGCTCTTGCCAGCTCGGTAGTGCTCAGCCCTGCCTGTATGCGGAGCTTTCGGATTTCCGCCCCGTTCACCGTGACGGTGTTGGGGGTTGCTTCCATGCAGAGAAGCTAGCGGAAGTTCGCGGATGTTGTCTAGCGAAAGCTCGCAGAAGTTAGCGGAAGATGGCTACCCGTCGGTAGCCGCTCGAACGCTTGCACCAGGGGCAATCCGGTCACAGTGCGCTTTCAAGCCGCCACGTTCCGGACTCCTTTGGCCCAGTCCTAGCTGGTCCTAGCGGGTCCTGCGAAGATGTCGCCATGACCAGCCCCGACCTCGAGCGCCTGGCGACGCTCGTACAGAAGCGACGGACCGAGCTCCGGCTCGGCATCGAGCCCGCCGCCAAGCTCGGCGGGATCTCCAAAGACACGTGGAAACGAGTCGAGGCGGGCCAGAAAGTCTGGGACCGCTCCTACGCAGGAATCGACGAGGCACTCCAGTGGGCAGGCGGCAGCTGCCTCCTCGTACTCGCCGGCGGCGAGCCGATCACGAGCGAACCCACCGCAGCCAACGTCAAGATCACGGATGTGCCCAAGACGGAGCTCGCACGGATCGTCGGCGACGCCGTGCAGCACGCAGCCATCGCAACCAAGGGCTCGATGACCGGCGAGGAAATCCTCGAGCTGAACCGCCGCGTACTGGAAGAACTACGCGAACGCGGCGTCCTCTGACGAAAGTTCAGCCAAAAGGCGTACAACCATTTGCGGCCACGGGTTTCTTGCCACTTTTCCCTGCATCACTTTGGTCCTACCAGGTCCCAACACGACCTGATCATGGCAGAGTCGTTACCACACCTTGGGGGTCCCCGAAGCACCCATGAAGGGGGACCAGGTATGCGGAGCAGTCTGTCCATAGTTGACGTCGGCCCTGAGTTCGCAGGATGGGCCGGCCCGGCCAATGGGAGAATGATCTGTGTAGCGCCTCCCGAGATCGAGACGAGCGAACAAGCACGACGCTCGATGCGAGAGATCGTGAAGCGCGTAGGAGGAGACTGCGAGGGCTGCCGAGGCTGCTGGCTCGGCACCTGAGCACACGGCCGCGGAGTCCTGGCGGTAGGGGTACCTGCCGGACTACCGCGCCGATCATCCACCCAAGGGGGAACCATGCCTTATGTGGAGGTGCGCGGAGGCAACATTCGCGTCAAATGGTGGGGCGGCGAGTACCACCTGGACGCCGAAGGCAGAGCCACCCGCCGCAAACGCTACGAGAGCGCCTCCGGCCCAGAGCCTGGCATCCCCTTCGAAGACGAGGACGAGGCGTACAACTACGGCCTCGACCGGGAACACGAAGTCCGCCACGGTACTCACATCCCCAGGGCCAGCGCCAAGACGCTCATGCGTGACTACTGCTGGCTGTGGCTCGACGCCCAAGATCTACGCGAGACATCGATCTCGCGCTACCGCAGCCGGCTCCGCGCCCGCATCGTGCCCTACTGGGGAGACCGCGCGGTCGGGGACATCACCACGTGGGAGTACGAAGCCTGGAAGAAGGGCTTGCAGGCCGCCGTCGACCGCAACGAGATGTCCCGGAACTACTTCGACCAGCTGGTCGGGCTGTTCGGCATCCTCATGACGGACGCCGTGGTCAAGTACAAGCTGCGCGGCGAGTCCCCCGTCATCCGCCAGCGGCGCCGCGGACGCTTCACCAAGCAGAAGCGCGAGATCAAGCGGCCCATGCAGATGGAAGTGCTGCACGCCCTGGCATCAAACGCGTACCACGTGTGGGGCTTCACCGGCTGGACATACATCTGGACGCTCGCCTTCACCGGCATGCGGCCCCCCGGGGAGATGTGGGGCTTGCGTCGCGAGTTCTCCTCCCCGACCTGGCCGGCCAGCGACCCGGACAGGGAGCGGCGCGAGCACGCGCTGGAGCGGTACGGGCCCGACGTGATGCCCGCCATCCGGGTCCAGTACCAGAGCCAGTACGAGGGCGGCAAGCGATCTCAGGTGGGCCCGAAGTACGACTCGCACAGGACACTGGTCGTCCCTCGCTTCCTGCACGAGATGCATGCGGCGCTCCTGGCGTCGCACGACTCGCCCTGGGTTTTCCCTGCCCTCGGGGGAGGCCAGATGGGCACCCAGTGGGGCAAGACCTACTGGCCCTACATTCGGGGCGGGTCTCCCGAGCGGTCCTCCCGCAGCGATCACCTCCGGCAGGTGATCCACCCGGTGCCGGAGATGGTCGGCAAGCGGATCTACCTTCTCCGTCACGGGCACCGGGAGTGGCTTGAGGAGGACGGCCACCCCCGCATCGCGATGGAGACGCGCATGGGGCACGAGGTGGCCGGTGTGGAGGGCCTGTACTCGAACCTCACCCCTGCCATGGAGCGGCGGATCGCCGAGACCTTGCAGGACCGGTGGGAGACCTTCTGGCGTATGGGGGTCTGGTGGTCTCCCCCGCTTTCCCATTACTCTCCCATCTAGGGACCTGGCCCGGTCGTAGCTGCAGGTCCGATGGCCCCTGAGGAGTTTCTCATCGCGATGGTGGCGATGCTGCTGACGCTGTGAGGGGGCGGGTGAGTTACCTGCAACCCTTGAAACTTCCGCCTAGTCGGCTCCATGGCGACCTAGCAGTAGCTGGCGGAAGTTCGCGGTGGATGGCGGTTGCTCACCATGATCGTCTCCCATCTGTCTCCCATTTCCCACGGTGGATGAGCGTAGATGCCGCCCGAGGGCGTACTAAAGAGACCGGAGCCGGAGTCGTCTTGCTCACCTTGGGGGTAGCGATCGACTCCGGCTCCGGCCTTCTGTATAACGAGTTCACCGCATCCCAGTGCCGGAAATTGGATCACCCGTTCGGGGGGATACCAGGTTGGGGTTGCCGGGTATCCGGATGAGTCGGCTTCCAGTCGCCTAGGGGGTACGCGGTGGTCCGCCGACTCTCGACGCCACGGGGACCTGAACCCCGCAGTGCCGAATTCTCACTGTTCAGCTGACAACGACCCGCCTGAGCCACGCCTGGATATATCCAGCCTGGGAGCTGGGTCATAGCTTCGGACCTCTCGTCATGATCGACGGCAGGGGTCCTGATGCCAGAAGCGCGCCACCGGCGTATCGCTGCTGACATCCGCCGCCGTATCGCCGCCGGGGAATGGCGGCCGGGCCAGGACCTGCCTTCGCGAGCCGAGCTAGCTGCCGAACTCGGCGTGCACCCACAAACGGTGCGTCTCGCTTACGTGCTGCTGCGCCGCGCCGGCGTCCTCGAGGGTGAGGAGCGCCGCGCCGTGTATGTGGCGCATCCTCCTGCTATGCGCACTCTCACGGACGCAGACGCCGAGTGGCCCTACTCCAGCGAGACCACCGACACCCGCCCGCGCCCCGCCACGATGGAGCTTGCGGAGCGGCTTGACGTCCCAGTGGGAGCGCTGCTGCGGCACGAGACGGTGGAACGTCTGGATCCGGGCGGCAGGTCGGCGATGCTGGTGTCGTCGTGGTGGCGAGGTCAGCGTCGGCCGCACGTGTCGTATGCGGCGGAGCTGGGGGTTGTGACGCTGACTGCCGAGCAGGCGCATGCGCTGGGTCTGCTGGTGGACGCTGTCGCGTTCCGAGTGGTGCGCACTCGCTTCGACCATGACGGTCGCCCCCTGGAGACTGCTGACCTGATTCTGCCGATGGATCGTTGGCTCATTCGGTTGGCGCCCACCGGAGGGTGAGCGGTTGGGCCGGGCCTGTGGGGGGCGCCTGACTCAGGAGTAAAGCTGAGTTTCGGACCTGGCGGAAGATGTCCCCTGCATATTCTTCGACTTTCTGTTCGCACCCTGTGTGTTTCTGTAACGACTGGTCAGGCGTTGGCCAAACGTTCCTGCGTTGCCGCAGGTCACCACCGCAAGGTGGCCCTAAGTGGTGCGACCTTGTGGCCGGAACCGTGCGTGCGAGTACCGGGCAGTCGCCCCGCTTAGGCACGCATCGCTCGGCTCGCCGCCTCCATAGCCGCCATGTAGTCCCGCCACAGCTGCTCGCCCGTGTCGCAGCGGCGGTCGACGTCCCGGCAGGCCCAGCAGCCGAGGAAGTGCGCGGCGTACCGGCCGTATGCCTTCTGTGGGGGTGCGAGTTCGCCGGCTATGGGCGGCCCGCTTCCCGCTGGGGGTGTGCCGTCTCTACCCTCGTCCACGTCGACGCTCCGATCGTCGGCCATGCCCCCGGGCCGGTGACCGCCGGTCGCGGGGGTCCTGCTTGCAATTTCACGGTACCGCTACATGCCGCTCTACACCGCTATATGGAGCAGCATGCCGCTACCTGAGGGCGCAGGCCGCGGCATGGCTCCCTACGTTCCACCTATGGGTGATGATCAGCGTCCCGTGGACCCGTCCCGACCCGAGTACGTGTGGAAGCAGGCCGCGGACTGGATCGCGGCCCGGATCGCTTCGGGCGAGCTGCAGCCGGGCGCCCGCCTGGAGGGTGAGCGGGAGCTGGCCGAGCAGCTCGGCGTCGCCGTCGGCACCGCGCGGCGGGCGGTGGAAGACCTGCGCGAGCGCGGCCTGGTCGTGACGCTGCCGTCGAAGGGCACGTACATCGCAGAGAGGGCCGCCGAGAATCCGTAGCCGCTGTCAGACCGGGCGGCTACCCTGATCGCCATGTCCCCCAACGTCCCGTCGCGGCCTGCGCTGCGCTCGGCTGCCGAGCTGAACGCGGCGATCCGCGCGCTGTGGACCGGGCCGGGCGGGCATCCGACGCTGCGGCTGACGGATGAGCAGCGCGAGGAGTACAGCCGGCTGCTGGCCGAGCTGCGGCGGGTCGAGCGCGGGGGCGTCGTCGAAGCCGCGTAGCATGCACGACGAAGCCCCGGCCACTGATCCTGGCCGGGGCTTCGTTCGCGCCTCCATCAGGCGTCGGGGATCTCGTCAGCGTGCACGGTTTCGAAGTGCCACCACCGGCCGCCCTCCCACTGCATGACCTTCGCAGTGTCCGCTCCGGAGCGGAGAGCGGCGCGGACGTGCGCGAACGCCTTCGCCTCACTGGTGTGCGAGACCTCGACCAACTGGATCCCGCCCTGGGTCAGGATGACGCGCCAGGGTTCACGGGGCCTCGTCGCCATCAGCTCTCCTCGACCTTGGTGATCTCGAACCCGAACGGCACCTCGGGGCAGGCGTCGTAGATCTCCTCGCGGATCTGTTCCACGTTGATCTCGTCGTCCGCCTCGATCCGCATCGTCAGCGTGTACGTCTTCATGGACGGGTTCCTCACTTCTTCTCGTGGACCTTGCGGATGTGATTGCGGATGCTGAGCGGGGCTCCGGCGTACTCGCAGTACGGGCATTCTTCCCAGCCGCCTTCCTCAACGGCTGCCTGGAGGACGGACTTGTCGGGCCCGAAGCCGTGGTGTTCGAGGAGTCGGGCTACGGAGCTTTCGTAGCGGACGGCGAGGAGGGCGGCTTCAGCGACCTTGTCGTGTCCGCGCGAGAAGAAGCTGCCGATGCTCGTCCTGCCGCCGCATCCGCACCAGCAGCTTCCGGTCGGGAGGAGACGGTCGTCGCTCACTTCTCCTCCAGCAGTGCGCCGATCGCGGCCACGACATCGGACACGGCCTGGTTGTAGGCCTCGTCCTCCGGGGTGCCGGTCTGGTCCTCCAGGTACTCGCCGCGCGCCGCCTCGATCGCTTCGTTGAGGGCCTGGGCGCGGATCGCGCTCTCCGGTTTCGTCATGCCATCAAGATAGCCGTTCTTGATTGGCAATCAAGATGGACTAGGAAAGATACGCCCGCTGCTGTCATAAGATCCTGATCCGTGAGCGACATAGAGTTCCCCGACGACCTGATAGCCCTGGAGCGCGCCGCCTGGGAGGAGCATCAGGCCGGGCGGCTCACCGTCGCCACCGCCAACGCCGTCCAGGACGCCATCACGGCGCACGCGAAGGCGGCCGGGCTGGACCGGTACACGGTGGAGATGGCGCTGAAGAAGGCCGTGCGGCACGCGGAGGGCTAGGGCCGCCACTCCGGCTTGAGCGCCGGGTGGTCGGCGTACACGACGAGATCCCGCAGGACGACTCGCTTCAGCACCGCCCACTCCGCGCGCGCGGCGTTGTATCGAGCGGTGTCACGGTCGCGAGCAGCCCGATCCATCGTCTCCTCGGCCGCCTCCAACTCGGCGAGGTTCTGCCGCTTGGACTCGACCTCAACGAGGACGCGGGCCGGGTCATGGCGGGCGATGTGCTCGGCGTCTGCACGCCCCTGATCGCTGTCGTCGGCTTCGACCCCGGCTCCGGGGCGCCCGAAGCTGACCCCCCACCCGTACTCGCCGATGCCGCTCTGCTCCCAGGGGCCGGGCGTTGCGGCGCGCGCCGCCGCCTCGTCCTCGTCAAGCCGCTCCCGCAGGAACTGCACCAGGTCGTCCACGGCCCCTCCTTAGCAGCAAGCCCCGCCTCGGTGCATCACGCCGCGGCGGGGCCAGAGCAAACCCGACTTGCTCGTCGGGATGATGAGCTCAGGCTACGCGCCACCACTGACAACGCCGGGGCGTCGCGTCGACAGGACGTAGGCGCCCGCAGTTGGGAGCGCGGCGAAAGCGGCCCGCATCCGCTCGCCGGCTTCGCGGCCGCTGGGCTGCGCAGCGCGGAACAGCAGGTGCGGCGGGAGTTCGTTGCGGTGCCGGCGCATGATCTGCCGCAGGGCACGCTCGCGGACCGGGTAGGGGCGGTGGGCCATAGCGGACAGCATGCCAGCAGATCACGCCTCGTCCGGCCACTCCGTCAACGTCGTGCCGGTGTCCTCGTCGACGAGGGTGATGCGGACCCCGGGCCCGCCCCAGTCTCCGATCCAGTCCCGGATCCGGTCGCGGGCCACGGCCTCGCTCCCCCACCAGCCGTGCATGGCCGGCCGGCCGTCGCGGGTCAGGGTGAGGTGGTAGCGGCCGGGGCCGATGTTGCTGCTCACGGGCACCACCCTAGACTCGAACACATGAACGACATGCCGCCCGAGGAGCGCCTCGCAAAACTCAGCGCGCTGGAGGAGTGGCTGGACTACCAGCTGCGGACGACCCGGGCGCGGCTCCAGACGCTGCAGGCGGAGGTGGAGCGCGGCCGGAAAGCCGAGGCCCGGGCGTGGGCGGAGCAGCGCTGGAAGCTGGAGCCGGCCCGCGACCGGCGCACCGTCCTCCACCGCGGCGGCTGCGGCATCTGGAAAGGCGGCCACGGATTCCTCAGCCGGGATGAGGCGCTCCTGGCGCTGGGGGACGAGAGCCTGCACGTCGAGATGTGCCAGGTCTGCAACCCCGAGCCGGGCCTGCGGCAGACGTGACAGACCCCGCCGAGACGGGGGAGCCCGGCGGGGCCTACGGCCAGTGTGGCACGGGGGCGTGCGTCAGCGTTGAGAAAGCAGGCGAGCCGCACGCTCGCGCCGCTGCTGCTCCTTGCGCTCGGCGCGGGCCCTAGCGGACTGCTGCCGCGCCTTCTCTCGAGCCTCTGGGGAAAGCAGCCGTTGCACGGTGGTCGGGTGCCATTTCCCGCCGCGCTTGCTGCGGAGCTCCTGCTCGTTGGCGCGGTTGCAGATGGCCCGGATGCTGAGGCCCTCCTCATCACGCCAGCGCTCGAACGTCTCCGCGATCTCGTTCTCCCGCTCGTCGGCGGTGAGCTCCTTGTCCTCTACGCGCTGCCCGAACCGGGGGGCTCCGTAGGCGTAGCCGCCGCGCTCACCCTTGGCCGCGCGGCCCTCGGTGAGCCGCTTGATGATGAGCCCGCGGTCGAGCTGGTGGAAGACGCCGCGCATCTGCCGCATGGCCGTGCGCATGGGGTCGGACGCATCGTCCTCCAGGTGCTCGCCGTGGTCGGCGGTGAACACCCGGCCGCCCAGGGCCCAGACGTAGGAGAGCACGGCTTCCTGCACGGTGAGCTCACGGGCGAGCCGGTCCAGGTTCGGGGCGAGGATCCCGTCCGCCTTGCCCTCTGCGATCCACTCCACGGCCTCCATGAGTCCGGGGCGCTCGTCGAGCAGTGTCGTGCCTGACTTCCCGGCCTTGCCGTCCCCGTCCGTGACCATGTGGACGATCCGCACGCGGGTGGTCTGGCCCTTGGCCCACTTCCGGCAGTCGGCTTCCTGGGCGGGGAGGCCGTAGCCGTCGACTGCCTGGCCGGCGGTGGAGACGCGGCGGACCAACACCAGGCGGAGCGCGGGGATGCGAGGGGTCGTCATGGCCACCACTGTACACATCTATGGGCATAGATGTAACATCCCAGGTCAGAAGCCAGGGTATGGCATGTTATCGAGAGTCGGGCAGGGTGACTTCGGCTCGCCAGCAGCCAACCTGACGGCAGCGTTAGCCTCCAGCCCATGAACAAGTACACGGGCCTCGCGGTCCTGCTCATCGAAGACGGCCGCAAGTTCGACACCGCGGCGGACCTCACCAAGGACTCGAACGGGAGCTGGCAGGGGACGCTCACCTTCAACGACGAGACGCTCTTCCCCGTGCTGGTGAACGTCCGGGACGGCCACGTCCTGATCAACGACCGGCCCGGCGAGTTCGTCCGCCCCGACACCTCCGACTGGGCGGCCTCGGCCAGCGGCCCGTTCATCATGCGGATCCTGGGCAGCGGCGGCGCGCCCTTCTGACAACGACGAAGCGCCCCGCTCCCCTGCCGAAGCAGGAGGGCGGGGCGCTGTCGTGTCACGGCTCGGTGACGGAGGGGTACCTGTAGGGCGCACGTGCTCTACGGTGTTCCGACGTTCAACCTTGGGGGGACCTATGCGCGTTCGCGCTACGGCGGCAACGGCCGTCCTGCTCCTGGCCGCACTCACGGCATGCGGCGGCGGGGGCAGCGACAGCTCATCGGCCAAGACGAAGGCACCGGCCGGCAAGACGAAGAGGGTCGACTGCACGGACCAGACCCTCGACCAGGCCGAGTGGACGGAGCACTGCGCCGACGAGGCCAGCACCGACTCCGGCGCCGAGGCGAAGTCGACGGGCCTGAAGTTCGGCGAGTCCTACAAGTGGCCCGACGGGCTCAAGGTCACCGTCGTCGATGCGAAGGTGTTCACCGACTTCAACAAGGATCTCCTGGAGTCGCCGGAGCCCGGCAGTACCGACTTCCGGGTGACGCTGAAGCTGGAGAACGGCAGCAAGGAGCCGGTCGCCCTGGACGACCTGCCCCTCATCGTGGAGGGCGCGACGAACGGCGGGGAAGCGGCGTTCACCATGTTCGAGAACGGCTCTCAGCCGCTCGAAGGGCGGATGGCGCCGGGCGTGACCGCCACGAAGAACGCGGACCACGTGCTGGAGACGAAGTACGGCAAGAAGATCGTGGTGACGGTTCAGCGGAACAGCGAGAACTTCGACCTGGACTTCGCCGAGTTCAACGGTGAGATCATCGGCTGAGCCCGCAACGAAGCGCCCCCACCGCCGGAGCGGTGGGGGCGCTGTGGTTCACGCGGGTTCGTCGTCCGGCGGCCAGTCCGGTTCGAGGAACGGGTCCGCGGCGGGCGCCGGCACGGGCGGGGGGTCTTCCTGGCCGAGCTGCACCAGCGACCTGACGTCCGCGGCCGTGTCGTCCCGGCGCGGCCGGAGAGGAATCGGATCCGGCATGTCACACTCCAGTTCGGTAGTACTCGTCGACCAGAGGGTGCGGCGGCTCCGGCTCGATGCCGGCGCGGTGCATCTGCCGGGCCCACCGGTCAGTGGTCGTGGCGAACGCCCGCAGCATCGCCTCCAGTCGGGCCATGCGGCCCCGCAGCGATCCGTTCTCCTCGTCGACCCGCTTCACCGTCGCTTCGAGGACGGCGAACTCCTGGGCGCGCGCTTGGGGAGCCGCTTGGATCGCGGCGACCGCCTCGTTGGCGCGGGCCGTGGCCTGCGCTGCCCGGACGGTGGCTCGGGCGACGAACCATCCCCCGCCTCCGAGGACGCTGCCGGCGGCGCCGATGATGGCTGCCCACTCGCCCACGTTCATGCGGCCTTGCCTCTCCGGGCGCGCACGGGCGGGGGGACCGAGTACTCGGGAACCGCGCTCGCCCACAGAATCACCCCGACGTGACTCGTCAGGTACCAGACTGCGACGAACCCGCCGCGGGAGTAGTCGCCGGTGATGACGGCGACGGTGTAGGCGGTGGCCCACACGGTGGGGGGAAGTAGTGCAGCGAGGAACCCGAACCAGTCCCGGCCGACGCGAAGAAACGCGGAGCCGAGGGTGACGAGTCCGCACACGATCCACAGGCACGACCAGTGCCGCAGGGAGCACAGGCCGGTGAGGAGTTCGAGGCCCTGGTCGCTGGGCGGGTTGACGAGAAACGACACGCCCCAGCAGGTCTTGCCGACGCCGAGGATCGCGAGGAAGACGCCGCGGCGGCCCAGGGCCTTGTACAGCCGCCGGGCCACACGGCGCAGCATCAGACCGTCCGCTGCGACTCGGCGGCGGCGGGGGCGGACGGGTTGGCCGGCGAGACCTGGCCGCGGGTGAGCAGGCCGAGCGTGGCGAGGACGACCGCGTTCAGCGCGCCGATCTTCTCCGGTCCGAGCTCCAGCCCGTAGGCGGCGAGCAGCGCAGCGACCGCGGCGACGAGACCGGTGAACGCCGACGGCGCGGTGGGCCGGGTGACGGCGGCGGTGGCCGCGGCGAACACCGCGGAGATGACGGCGACGATCGCACCGGCCTGCTCGGCGGACAGACCGAACTGGAAGGTGACCAACAGGGACAGGCCGGCCGAGACGGCGGCGATGACGAGAGCGGGCTCTCTGCCGAAGATGCGCATGGTCAGGCTCCCTTGCTGGCGAGGAGGCGGTCGACGGCCTTTTGGATGGCGCGGACCCGGGTGGTGACGTCCTGGATGTGGGTCTGCCACGTCCAGGACTTGTTGGTCTGGTAGTCGGCGGCGTCGGACGGTGCGGTCAGGACGTCGTCGGTCTTGAGCAGCTTGTTGTAGACCGCGTCGGCGATCTTCTTGATGTCGGCGTCGCTGAGCGCCACGTCGTTCTCCTCGGTGGTGGGCTCGCCCTTGGCGAGCTGGATGACGCGGGCGAAGTTGAGGGAGCCCGGGTCTCCGTGGTCGTTCTCGGGTACGTGCTGGTGGCCGCACCAGCCTTTGAAGGAGCGCCAGGCGGACTGCGACATGCGGGCCGGGCTGGCGCCGTAGGAGGCGGGCGTGACGCCGGGCCGGCGCGGGTCCTTGCCGTAGGCCAGCCAGTACTTCACGCAGGTGAGGGGCACGCCGTGGTAGTCGTGCAGCCAGCGCACCAGCCACGCCACTTCAGCGAGCGCCCACTCGGGGGCGGTCGGCCAGTGCAGGTAGTCGACGCCGACGCGCTTGCGCGACCATGTCGTCCGCTTCGAGTCGTCGCAGGTGCCAACGAGTTCGATCTGGAAGACGTTGGCGGTGTTCGTCTCGACGCCGCCGAGCTTGTTGGCGAGCGCCCGGGCGGACTCGTCGACGTCGTAGTGCTGGTACCAGCGGATCCGCTTGGCCTTGATGTCGGGGACGCCCGTCACGGTCGGGGCCATCGCGCCGCCGTTGTAGGACGGCAGGCTCATGCCCTCGGTGGTGTGGACGACTCCGCAGTTGACCTCCATGTCGGTGCCGGAGTAGCGGCCGGCGCCGTAGAAGTAGGACTGCGAGGCGCCGGGGATCTTCTGCGGGCCGGTGCGCGCCACGGGCGGCCTCCTTTCAGAAGGTGGTGCGGATGAAGGTGAGCTGGAACCGGAGGTTCGTGCCGGTGCTGATGGTTCCGCTGGAGGTGCGCAGGGTGACGATGCCGTCGACGCCGATGACGAAGCCGCCGTGGCGGATGCCGGAGTCCCAGCAGCCGGAGATGGTGGCGTGGGTGGGCCGCCAGCTGGTCGGCACGGTCGCGACGACCAGGTCGACGAGGTTGCCGTTGCTGAGGGTGATGTCGCCGCCGGTACGCGTCAGGTAGAAGTCGATGCTGGTGACGCGGCCCTGCCGGTGCCCGAAGAAGTCGATGACGGAGAACCCTGACGCGGCGGACAAGCCGGTGGTGCCGGAGACGAGCGACGGCTCGGGCGTGATCCAGGCGGAACCGTTGTAGATCTCCAGCCGGTTGACGTCCCTCAGCCACGTGGCCATGCCCTCAACGGGCTCGTCGAGGGTGGCGCCGCGTTCGGATGCGGAGTCGAACCACATCACGGTGTGCGGGATGATCCCGTCGGCGAGTGCCTGGGCGGCGCCGTCGATGGATGGCGGGTCCGTCCTCTGCCAGATCTGGACGTCCTGGCCGTACTGGTCGGGCGCGGTCACGGGCCCCCCTCTCAGGTCGCGAGCTTGCCGAGGACGGCCCAGTTGCCGTTGCCGAAGTCGGCGAGGACGACGAGGTCTCCGTCTGCGGGTGTGGTGTAGGAGGCGAGACGCCGGACTTCCATGTCACCGTCGACTTCGATGAGGCCCCCGGTGAGGACGCCGGTGACGGTGCCGAGCATGAGGCGGGAGCCGCGCACGCTCGGGGCGTTCTCGCCTGCCCGGACCGCCTCTTCCGCCTGGAACTGGGCGACCGCGCGCGCGTGCGCGTGGAGGCTTTTCACGCGTCCTCCTTGGCGCTGATGGTGGAGATGGGGAAGTCGCCGCCGATGTCGAGCGGCACCGAGAACGAAGCCACCTGGTGGAGTTCGCGGCTGCCGTCCTCGTGCACCACCCGCAGCACGTCGCCTGGCTCCAGCGCCGGGTTCGGCAGGCTGGAGATGTCGCCGCCCGCGTTCGGCGCCTTGGCCTCGGCGAGCTTGAGCCGGGCCGCGTTCTGGCAGGCCGCGAGCGTGGTTAGCGTCGACGAGCTGTAGAAGAGGGGCCGGCGGCCGTAGGGCCCGCCCCAGTAGGTGGGGCTGTTGGGGTCGCTGTCGGTGGCCAGATAGGACACCGGCGGGATGCTGTCGGAGGTGCTTTCCCCGCGTGCGAGGACGGCATTGTGTACGCCGTCGCTGGTCATGGCCCGGTCGCCGGAGATGTAGACGCCGCCCTCGGTCGCCTCGACCGCCCATACCGGGTCGACGGCCGCAAGGTCCGGCATGACCCGGATGACGAACACGCCGTCCGCGTTCGCGTACACCTCCGCACCCGCGGCCGCGGCGATCTCCTGACACCCGGCCCACGGGTCGGCCTCGACGTCGAACCAGCGGGCGCCGATGGCCGTGTCGGTGATCTCGCTGATGACGTCGGCGCCGATGATGCTGCGGCGGATCAGGCTGGTGATGGCGGTGACGACCGTGCCGGAGGCCCGGTATCGAGTGGTGAACCTGTCGTCCTGGACGACTACCTCAAGGCCCTTGCCCTGCAGCGTCACCGGGCCGTCCGAGACGTCGCCGTCCACCGAGTCCAGGCGGAACACCCCGAGCGGCACCAGCTCGCTCGTGCCGTCGCCGTACTCGACGCCGCGGGCGATCCGCAGCCGCGCCCCGTAGGTGGCGAGCTGATCCGAGGGGGTGCGCGGGATCAGCGACGGGTCCGGGCAGGTGACGGTGCACGTGCGGCGGATCGCCTGGCTGCGGTCCACCGTCACCGACCCGCCGATGTGCGGCAGGTCGATGACCTCGCCCGTCGTGAGGAACAGCTGCACCTGCGTGACCGGCGTGTGAGACTCGGCGAGCCGCGCCAGGAAGCGATCCGACACCGGATACATCGATCACCCCCGGCGGTCGAGCAGCAGATCCTCGGACGTGGCGTACACGTCGAGCAGGTCGGCGCAGGTGGCGAACTCGGTGACCACGTCCTGGCAGGTACGCCCACCCGAGCCGTTGACGCCGAGCGTGACCGGCATGTCCTGCTGGGTCAGGGGCAGCGTCCACGCCCGCCAAGGTTCCTGCGCGAGCGCACCCACCCGGGCCTCGGAGATCTGGGCGACGGACACGTACAGATCGGAGGCGCCCATGCCCGGCGCGGCCTGCCACAGCAGCGTGTTGCCGGAGTCGAGCAGCAGATGCAGGGCCTGCCGCTCCTCGTCGCTGCGCGTCCAGATCGCCAGCTCACCTTCCAGGCCGCCCCGGACGCCCGACAGGACGATCGGGTTACGGCGGCCCCGCACCCGGTGCACGGCCTGCTCGATGGGCCGGGCCCAGTCGGGCGCCCGCTGCACCAGCACCCGCAGGTTGCGCTGCGGCATCGACGGGTCCTTCAGCCACGCCTCGTTGAGGTCGGCCAGCACCAGCGTGACGGGGCCCGACGAGCGGGTGCTGACCACCGCACCGTCGCTGTCGCGGATGGTCATCGCGTAGTAGAACTGGATGCCGAACGGCGCCTCATGGTCCTCGACGATGAGGAGGTCCGAGGTGATGGACTGCCGCTCGATGAGGCCGGCCGGGCCGCGCACGAGCGTGCGGGTCCCGTCGGCGGCGACCCGCTGCACGGTGATCGTGTAGTCGTCGAGAGGGAGTTCCCGCAGCGTCAGCGTGGCGTAGCCGCGGTCGGAGTCGACGGTGACCGCGGTCTGCGGCAGCACTTCCCACAGGGTGACCAGGTCGACGTGCAGGACGCTGGCCACGGCGGCCGCGGTGACGACCAGGTCGATAGAGGCCTGCGTCGCTCCGGCGGGGGCGACGCTGTCGGAGGGCATGACGTACCAGTCGGAGCCGGGCACCCCGTAGGAGATGCCTCCGCTGACGCCCACCTCGACGTCGACGTCGTCGAACCAGCGGACCCGCACCACCACCGACGTCCACGAGCCCGCGTCGGCGTGCGCGAGGACCTGCGCCCGCCAGTTCACGTTCTCCCGCACTGGGAAGCGAGCGGACCGGATCGTCGAGGTGGTGGCGGTGCTGCTGGTGATGGCCAGCGAGTAGGCGCCCTCGAAGAACGAGTCACCCCACGGGCTGGTGCGGGCGATGGTGGCCACCCCGTTGGCCACGGTCCATCCGGCGACGCCCTGCTCGAAGCTGCCGTCGGCGTAGGGGACGACGGTGCCGGACTGCAGCTGCGGGGCCGCGGCGATGACGACGGTCTCCAGGCGAAGCACCTGCCCGGCCGACGCACCGTCCAGGCCCGCCGCGAGCGAGCACGTGGCCGCGCCCGCCGGGGCGATGTCGGAGACACGCTGCCGGTACATGCCGGTCGCCGGTGTCGGCGGGGCCAGCACGCTGCGAGTGGCCTGGATCTGGTTGCCGTTGGAGTCGTAGAAGCGCAGCTCGATCCACGCCGTCGACGCGACGGTCGGCGGCTGCAGGTAGGCGTAGGCCAGATACTCCTGGCCCGGCGTGACCGCAGGCCTGTCCACCGCCAGGATCGACGCGTTGCCCGCGGCGACCGCGGTCATCGCGAGGGTGTGGCCGCCGGCGGTGTAGTTGGTGACCGCCCAGCTCACCACCGGCACCTGCCGGGAGACGGTGGCGTTGACGACGGGCGCCCAGCCGGAGGCGTCCACCTCGGACGATTCGGTGTTGAAGGGGAAGAGGTTGCCGAGGGTCCTGATAGGCGCGCCGAGGTAGACGTTCTCCCAGAAGTGCGAGACGTTCGCCGCGGTCTCCGTCGACGACAGGAGAACCTGCGCCTGCGTGGCCTCGGCCGGGGCCGCACCGGCAACGGACACGCGATGCCACGCCCCGGAGGAGCCTGTCGTCGGCACCGACCAGGTGATGCCCATCTGGATCGACCCGTACAGCCAGCGGATGCCGATCCGCTCCCCCACCACCCCGGCCGTGTCGGCGAACGCGTAGTACGTCGTCCCGGCCGTGACGGGGTAGGAGGAGACGGTGCGGGCCTGCATCTCGCCTGCGGCCACCGACCGGACGGACAGGCAGCCGCCCCCGCCCGTCCGGCCGCCGATGCCCATGTGGATCGTGCAGTTGAGATGCGACGTCCAGCCCGAGGTGTTCGGATCGATCGTCTCCGTCGTCGCCGACAGCAGGTTCCCGGGGATCGGCATCAGGGCCTCCTCCCGCCACGGCCAGCAGCCATCACCAGGCGATCCCGCTCTATAACCACCTGCTGCGCCTCACCCCGCACCCGGCCCAGGAACTCGCCCGAGTCGAGGTAGAGGTCGCCCTCGAACTTGGCCGGGCCGCTGGAGCTGCCGCGCGCCGCCAGCGAGGTGAGTGCGCTGGCCTGGGCTGTGGTGAACACCGGCTCGGGCCGGCCGGTGCCGTTGTAGGCGAGGTTGAGCCCGGGCTGGAGGTAGCCGCCCGAGTCGTACTTGCCCGGCATGAATCCGTACCAGCTGTTGAACAGCCGGTCCTTGTAGCCGCGGGCCCGAGAACCGACGACGACGCCGTCACCACCGCGCGACTCGACGTTGACCTTGCCGAGAGTTCCCGCGGTGTGGCCGACACCGGCATTCGTGATGCCGACCTTGAACGCGGAATTGCCGTGGTAGACCCACCCGGGCGGCGCGGTCTTGCCGTGGAACGCCATCGTCGCCCAGCGCCGGTGCGGCTTCTGGCCGCGGATGACGGACTCGATGGCCGACATGAACCCGGAGCAGTCCCAGGACGGGTCGCCGTTGCCGGCCCACTGGTACGGCTTGCCGTGCTGGGTCTTCGCCCACTTCAGCGCTGCGGCGATTCGCGGGCCGCCGATGCCGCCGGCACCCCGCTTGTCGGCCTCCTTCGAGTAGCCGAACATGGCGTCGATGATTCGCGTGGGGATACGGCGGATCATCGATCCGAAGCCGGTGTCCATGCCGGGGAAGTTCCGCAGCAGCGGGTCGACGACGTTCTTGACGCCGGCGCGGGCCGACGCTTCGAGGGTGTCGTTGAGCCAGGAGGCTCCCTTCTTGACGAAGTTCCAGGCCTCCGATCCTGCGCCGACCGCGGCGCTCGCCGTCTTCTTGATCCATCCGAAGATGCCGCCGTCGGCGAACCGCTGCACCACGCCGCCGCCCGCGTAGCGCAGGGACGTGTCGGTCGGAGTATTCGGGTTGCCACCGAGGACAGGCGCCAGGGCCGCCTTGACGCCTTGGGCGCCCCGGGATCGGGCGATGCGGTTGAAGTAGCCGACGAAGCCGGAGCCGACCGCGCGGGTGAACTCGGGTCGCATGATGGCTTCGCCACCGGACAGCTCCAGCTGCCCGCCGGTCGGTGAGACGAAGCGGTGCACGTCTCGGCCCGGGGTGTAGCCGGGCATGATGCCGCCTTGCGCGAACGTGTACTTCGGCAGCTTCGGCGCCCCGAAGGCGCTCGCGACCTTGTTCCAGACGCCGCGGATGCCGTTGTTGTAGACGACGTCCACCACGTACTGGACGGGCTCACGCGCCACCCCTTTCAGCTTGTCCCAAGCGATCTTGATGGCCTTGCGTGCCGACTCGAAGGAATCACCGACCGTCTTGACCGCGGACTTGATCGCGTTGAAGGCGGGGCGCAGGCCCTTGGTCCAGGCGACGGTGGCCACGGACACGATGCCGTCCCAAACGGGCTTCAGTGCGTTCTTCCACAGCCAAGTGCCCTGCTGGCCGACCGCTCGCATGCCCTCCCGGATGGCCCTGAAGATGGGGCGCAGGGCGTTCTCCCACAGCCACTTGGCACCGGACTGGATGCTGGACCACGCGGGCTTGATCGCGTTATTCCACAGCCACTTCGCCTTGTCGCCGATCCACTGGAAGGCGGGCTTGAAGGCGTTCGTCCATAGCCACATGGCGATCGCGCCGATCGCCTCGAACGCCGGCCTGATCGCGTTGGACCACAGCCACCTGGCGATGGCGCCCACGATCTTGATCGCCGCGACGATCGGCAGCAGCGCCAGAGTGACGAGCGCCGTGAGCAGGACCCTCCCGGCCAGGACGATGAAGTCGAACGCCGGCTTGATGGCGTTCGACCACAGCCACATCGCCCAGCGCCCGACCGTCTGGAGCCCACCCCAGATAGCGGTGAAGGCGGGTCTCAACCCGTTGTTCCACAGCCACATCGCGGCGGTCTGAATCGCCGACCAGACGGCCTGCACCGCGGTGCGGAACCACTCGAACCGGCGGTACATGTACAGCACGGCGAGGACCACGGCTCCGATGGCGAGGACGATCCACCCCCACGGGCCGGCCTTGGAGATGAGCTGGAAGGCGACCGTCGCCCCATTCGCGACGAACATCGCGGCGGCCCACAGGCGGGTCACCACGAACAGGCCCCACATCGCGATGACCAGCTCGGGGACGTTCGTGGCCAGGGAGCTGATGCCCTGCGCCATGGCGCCGAGCGTGGCGAGCAGCGGACCCGAGACGGGCTCCAGGGCCTGGCCGATGTCGATGAATGCCACGGCGATCTTGCCGAAGGTGTCGGCGAGCAGCGGGGCATGCTCCGAGGAGTACGCCAGGAACCGCTCGAACGCAGGGCTGCCCCTCAGGCTGGTGCCCCAGTCCGCGAAGCGCTTCGTGATCCGCTGCATGCGCTCCGAGATGGAGTCCATGTGCGGGAAGAAGGCCTGCAGCACCCCGGCCATGCCCTTGAAGGTGTTACCGAAGGCGACACCGAGCCCGATGATCGCGGGCCGCATGGCACCCCGCAGGTCCTTCTTGAAGGACTGCCACCAGGGCGACTTGAAACCGGCCGAGGCCCGGTCCTGCAGACTCTTAATGGCGCTCGCGGCTTCCAGCACGAACGGCGTCAGCCCCGGCAGGCTGTTCTTCAGCCCCACCAAGGCCCGCGTGAAGATCGGCATCACGGCCGGCTGAAGCGACTTCGACCAGTCCGAAAACGCGGACTTCAGGTCAAGGAATGCGTCGAACGTCTCCCGTGCCGCAGGGGTGAGCTTGGCCAGCTCAGCCCGGTACTTCGCCTGCGCGATGGCAGCCTGATCCACGCCCCCGGCCGCCGAAAGCGACGCGGAGGCGATCTGGCGCTGAGCCGATGCGATCGAATCGGCGGCTGACTGCTGCGCCTCGGCTAGCTGTTCCTGGGCGCGGGCCACCGACCGGGCCCCGTCCTCCTGGGTGCGCGCGACGTTCCGCTGAGCCTCCGCCACCTCACGCTGGGCCTCGACCTGCTGACGGGCCGCATCCTGCCGCGCCTGCGCGAGCTCCCGCTGCTGGTCCGCGACCGCCTCGTCGGCCTGCCGCAGACGCTCCTGGGCGTCCTGCACCGTCTTGGAGCCCTCGACGCCGGCCTTGTCTGCCGCCTTCTTCTGCTGCGTCAGACTCTTCGTCTCGGCCTGCTGCTCCTTGAGCCGCTGCACGGCCTGGTCGTAGGCGAGCTGCGCCCGCTGCTGCTCCAGCAGCGACGCCTTCGATCCTGCCGCCTGCACCTGGCGCAGCCGGTTGCGTGCCTCCTCGACAGAGAGCACCGCGTCCCGCTCGGACAGCTGGGCGTTGGCGAGGCGGGTCTCCAGGTCTTCGAGTTCCTGCGCGGCGTCGCGGCGGGCCTGGTTCAGGTCCAGCTGGGCCTGTCGGGCGTCACGCTGCGCGTCCGCCAGCGACTCCTCGGCGCGGCTCACCTGCTCCGCGGCCTGCCGCTGCCGGTCCGCCGCCTGCTGCACCGCGTCGGCGAGCTGCTGCTTCGCCCGGCGGTTCGCCTCCGAAGCGGAACGCACCGCGTCCGCCACGCCCTGCTCCGCCTGTCGGATCTGCCGGGCGGCGTTGCGGTGCGCGGACGCCAGGGACTGCTGGGCCGACGCCATCTGCAGAGCCCGCTGGGCGCCCTGCGACGCCGCCTGCCCGCCCCTGAGGGCCGCGTTCGTGGAGGCGTCCTGGGCGGCCTTCTGGGCCTGCATGACCTTGCCCATCTGGACGAAGGCCGGCACGGCGACGAGTGCGATGCCGCCGATGCCGACGGCTGCGGCCGTGGCCGCCGCGGCAATCGCGCCCAGCCCGGCCGCGACCACAGGCAGGGCCGGAATGATCGCGGGGCCGAACATGATGGCGGCGGAGGTGAGCATCCGCATGTTCGCTGCCGCGGAGCGAGTGTCGACGTCGACGGTGGCCGTCTGTCCGTCCAGCCGATTCACCTGCGCCTGGATCGCGGCCAGCGTGGTGGCCGCACTGGCCGCGTCCACGCGGATCGCCACGTCCGCGTCGGACGCGGACAGCCGCTGGAGGCGCTGCTGCAGGTGGTTGATGACAGCGACCGCATCGGCGGAGCTGATATCGATCCCGATCCGGGAGTCCTGCAGGGTCTGCAGCTGCCGCCGGATGTTGTAGATCTCCCGCTGGGCGTCCGTGCTGTTGGCGTGCAGCCGGACCTCGGGCAGGTTCCGAAGAGCGGCTTCCAGTGTCGTGCGCAGCGAGCGGGCGAACGTGCTGCCCGTCGCCTGGCCCTGGCGGGCGGCCGGGGCCTGCGCCGTCCGACCGCCGGCGGTGACGCCGTTGCGGATGGCCTGCGCCACCTGGGTGGAGACATGCCGACCGATGATGCGGCCGACCTCGTCGCCGACCTGATCCGCGGCAGGGACGAGGCTGCGCTGGAGCTGCCTGCGGATTCCGCGAGTGTTGGGGACGACATCGACCTCGACGGAGCCCACGCTGATGGCGGCCACGGCACCTCCCCCGTGGCGCTACGCGGCGCCCCCCTGGATGAGTTTGAGCAGCGTGTTCGCGCTCTTCTCGGTCAGCTTCGGCTTGGCCTTGCGTGGCTTCGCGCCGGGCCTGCGGATCGGCTCTGGCGGGTCCGGGCGCTTCGACTTCTGCTCGATGTTCACGCAGAGCAGCACCCACTCCAGGCGGGCCACCCGGTCGGCGACGACAGCTACAAGCTGCTCCAGCTGAGACCAGCGCGCCTTCTCCGGCTCGCCGTGCTCCGCCTGCTTGGCGAGTTCCTCGGCCGGGGTGTCGTTCCGCATCGCTGTCATCGTGCGAGAGTGAGGCGGCAGGCCCTCGATGAGGATGCGCAGACGTCGCCAGGACAGCCGCCCTCGGTGAAGATCCAGCAGATCCACTTTGGGCAGCAGGTCGTCCTCTAGCTCCTCCGCGTACCGCTCCCAGACCTGGAACGTCCACTGGACTTTCCCAGGGCCTCGCCGCTGACCCGGCTGACGTCGGCGACGAACTTGCCGAAGCCGTCCATGGTCGGGTCGAGTTCCTCGAAGATCTCGAAGTCGTCCGGGTGGAGGTTGGTCTCCATGAACGTGTCGACGTCGCCGGAGTTGAGGGCGCGGATCGTCGAGGCGCGCCACCTTCCGGCGGGTACGCAGCGGACGTCCTTGGTGACCCCGTCGTGCCCGGCGAGGGGCACGGTGACGTACTCCTGCTCACCGGCCTCCGCCTCCTGGGCGCGGGCGGCTTCGATCTGGTCCTTGGTGGCGGGCATGGCGCGGGCCTCCTTCGTTCATGGCGCGGGCAGGGATGAAAGGTGGACGGGCCGGGCCCGCGCCAGGGTGGCGACCCGTCCACCAGCTCAGGACCCGGTGTACGCCTCGGTCTCCGGGACGCGGTCGAAGTGGTAGACCGTGTTGCCGGCGGTGTCCGGGTAGGCGGTGATCGTCCACTCGAAGCCAGCGATCTCGTCCTGCTTGTGGGTCACGTCAGACCGCTCGGTGATCTCGCCCTCGGGCACGTAGAAGCCGCGCTGGAAGTTGTCGCCGTCGAGGACGACGAACCAGAACGCGCGGCGGTCCGGGGTGGGGCTGGCGGTCTCGGCGAACGTCGTCAGACCCGACGTGGGGGTCAGGTCCGCGCTGTCGATGCGGTACTGCAGCGACTGCACCGTGGTGCGGCCGGTCTCCCACACCGTCAGCCCGAACGTGCGCAGAGAGCTGGTGATGGTGGTGCGGATCGGGGCGGTGTAGCCCCACGGAGTGAAGGACTGGGTGTCCTCCTCGAAGCCCTGCACCAGGCCGTCGTCGCTGATGGCGCCCAGCGGCAGCCACGGCGACAGGGGCTGCACCGCCGGGTCGCCAGGCGAGGTGGTGCCCAAGGGGGCGACCCAGCCGCCGCCGTTCGCGCCGACTTCCAGAAGGTCCGCCGCGCGGGTGATCGAAACCATGAAGGGTCTCCAGACATGCGAAGACCCCGCGGCAGGCGGGGTCGGATTACAGGGTCCGGCGCGGGCCCAGCCGGTCAGGAGACCGGGTGACTGTAGATCTCGTAGACCGCCCCGACGCGTCGCAGGGCGGTGTTCTCGTAGGGGCGGACACCCGGAGCGCTGATCGTGCCCACCCGGCTGAACACGGCCGCCTCAGTCGAGGCGCCGCGCAGCTCGCCGAGCAGCAGCCCGCGGATCTTCGCTGACAGGGCGATCGCCTCGGCGCGCGTCGCGGCGTACACGTCGATGTCGATGAAGGCCCGGTCGAGGCGGATGCCGTCATCGCCGCCCGACGGGATCCGCTGGACCTGCACTGTGGGCAGCTCGTCGAGGAGGTTGTTGTCCGTCTCGTCCCGCACGACGACGCTCGGATCGAGGCGGGCGCGCAGCCACACGATGACCTCCAGCTCGACGTCGACCGAGCCGACGGCGGCCATCAGTCGCCGCCCGAGGCCGCGGCCCGCAGCAGGACGTGGTGGGCCGGCACCCGTTCGGTGCCGTACTCCACCCAGCGGGCGTAGTACGTCGGGTTCCGCACGTAGGCGACGGCCCGGTCTCGGCGACGGCCGCCGCGCCGTGTGCTGCTCACTTCCCAGGCGCCCTTGTACTGGCCTGGGTGCTCATCGCCCGCGCCGCCAACCGGAGAGATCGCCACCGCTGTCGCCTTGATGTTCTTGGCGCGGCGCACAAGATCCGCCCGGATCATCTCCGACCGGAGCAGCTGGCCCACACCCTTCCGCTTCATCTTGAACCGTGCCGCCATGGCACCTCCTAGCCGGTCACCCGGTCCGCAGCGAACTGCACGACGCCACGGAGCCCGGTGAAGGGGTTGCGACCCCAGTCGCCGGGCTCGCCTGTGATCTCGCAGGTGACGCCCCGGATGCGGGCCTTGTCGGTGGTGCGCAGCGGCATCTTCGGATGATCGGGCGGGGCGTACACGGTCCAGCCGACGATGACGGTGTCCCGGCCCTGCTGCTCCGAGCCGCCCACCGTCGGCGTCTGCTCCCGTGGCGCCACCACGCAGCCCGGCAAGTCGAACGACTCGTCCGGGCCCGGCAGCGGCTGGCCGCGGGGATCACGCCCGGGTGAGGGGCCGGAGCGCAGGATCCGCACCGTCTCCCCGAACGGATAGGGGGCAGGCACCTACACCCACCCCCAGCCCGGCTCGTACTCCAGGGGAGGCCCGTAGCCGTCATCGACCGGGTACGTCGGTGACGGATCCGCTGTGGCCGGGGTCGGGTCGACGGTGAACGCGCCACCTCGGCCGGCCGCGCTCTTCAGGGCCGCCTTGTCGGCCCGCGTCAGATACAGGCCGCCCGAGCCGGACGGACGCTGCACCGACATGGGGCCGATCGTCTCGTAGGACACCTGCTGCGGATTGACGTAGGCCCGGCCGGCGGCCGACAGCACCACGGCGGTGGCCTGGTCCGGCAGCGGCTTCACCACCGTCTCGCACAGAGCCACAGCCTGCTGGATGAGCAGGTCAGCCCGGGCGCCGTCTATCTCAGGGAGCCCGAGGTACAGGCCGAGCTCCTCCGCTGTCGGTGCCACGAACGCCACGGCGACCTCCTAGGCCAGGGCCTCCACGGCGTCGCACCAGGAGGCCAGTTCAGCGGTCGGATCGAGCTCGGCAGACCGGGCCTTGGCCCGCTTGGAGGCCAGTCGGTACTCGGCGGGCGTGAGGAGCTTGCGCAGCACCGCCTCGTAGCCCGCCACGTCGTTGCGGTCTACGAACACTCCGGCCTCACCGAGTGACTCGCACAGGCCCGGCGTGGGATGGGCCACGACGGGGATGCCCGAGGCGAGTGCCTCGGCACCCGCCCGGCCCCAGGACTCGTAGGAGGACGGCATCAGCAGCACCTTCGTGCGGCTGTAGACCTTCTCGCGCATCTCCTCGCCGCGGACGTGGTCGACAACCTCGACGTTCGGCAGATCGGGGAGAACCTGTTCGCCGTAGGCGCCCTTCACGGCGAGGAACTGCTGATCCGGCATACGGCGCGCCAGGGCCTCCAGGACCTTGCCGCCCTTCTCCGGGTTGCAGTTGACCAGCGTAATCGCCTTGCCGGGCCGGGTGGCGTACTCGTCTGCGAACACCGGCGGGCGCACGATCAGCTCGGCGCCCGGGCGCACGGCCTTCGGGTACTCGGCGAAGAACAACTCCGCCTCCCGCTGCATCCAGCGAGAGTTGTACACGGCCAGGGCCGTGCCGCCCGCCGCAGCGTCCCGGAACGTGGGCCGGTGCGTGTTGTGGCAGACGACCACCACCGGCTTGCCGTAGCCGCGGGCCAGGGCCGACGTGGACGGCACGCACTCCAGATGCGAGATGAGCACGTGCGCCTTACGGACTGCCGTGGGGAAGTCCAGGCGGGCCTCCAGCGGCACCACGCGGATGCCCCGGTAGTCATAGACCTTGCTGGCCTTGCCGTACCGGGACAGCCACACGGACACGTCGTGCCCACGCTCCACCAGGGGCCGCAGCATAGAGACGAGCATGTGCTCGGCGCCCGCGTTGTGCTCGGGCGGCATCGCGTGAACGCGGGCCACGATGCTGAGCGGCGCGGTCCCGCCCGGCGCGGAAGCCGGGACCGCCCCCATCAGGAACCGCTCGGCGTGCCGGTGAACTTGACGAACGCTTCGGCGTCGCCCAGGACGAAGCCGTAGTACGCCTCGGCCAGCAGCAGCACCAGGTTCTCCTGGAACGCCGAGTGGACGCCGCCGTCCTCGTCGATGTACGTCGCCTCGCGGGACAGACGGATGCTGATCTCCATGCCCACGCCGTAGGCGGCCTGCGAGAAGTCGCCGCCGATCGCGCGCAGCCCTGAGTCGACCGAGGTGGACTGGCGGCGCAGCTTGCCGGAGACGCTGCGGGAGTAGGCGATCGGCTCGCCGATCAGCTCGCCCTGCAGTGCAGCCCCGGTGCCGGCGCCCGGCTGGCGGGTCGCCACGAACAGCGGCTCGCCCGTGGTGGACGTGGCGGCCAGCAGCTTCGGCTTCAGGCGGTTGTCGGCGACGGTGCCGGTGTAGTCCCAGTCGTCGTCGATGATCTCCTCCATGCCGGAGACGAAGTCGCCCCAGATGCCGCCCTGGTTCTGGGCTGTCGTGCCGAGCGAGACGGCCTTGGAGGTGGCGGCCAGGTAGTCGGCGAAGGGGCCGGTGCCGCCCTTCATGTTCTTGCCGTGGATCGTGGCCATGTCGAAGGCCCGGGCGAACGCGGTGGGCAGGTCGCGCTGCAGCTGCGTCCACAGCCCGGCCGCGTTGGAGTTCGCGACCTCCATCGACACCGGGATGAGGACGGCGATCTTCTTGCCGCTCATCTGCTTGACCTCGACGCCGCCCGAGCTGAGCGGCTTACGGCCACCCTCGGACACCCAGTCCGCCATCGGCACGTCCAGCGGCACCGGCACCGCGGTGTTCGCCGTCATCGACAGCGGCACCCGGCGGGCCAGCGACATGACGGCGCTGCCCTCGACGGACTTCTCGAAGATGGGGCCGACCAGCGTCTCCGGCAGGAAGATCGGGTCGATGGTGGACAGCTTGATGGGATTCGTCGCCATCGGGGGCTACCTCTCTCAGTGGCCCCGTGCGAGGCCCTGGCTCATGAAGTCGGCGAACACAGCCGCCGGATCGTTGGGGGTTCGGTTGCCGTTGCCCGAGGAGCCCTGCGTGCGGTCCGCCTTCGGCGCCCGCGGCGAGGTATCGGCCGGCTTGGCGAGATGCGGCTTGCGCTTCAGCAGGTCCTTCAGGTCCTGCTGGATCGCAGCCGTGTCGACGTCGCCGTCGTCGTCCACGTAGGAGTTGAGGTCGAGGAACGCGTGCGCGTCCTCCGGGTCGGCGAACTCGGCAGCCGCCAGGGCCTTCACCTCGGAGCGCACGGCCCGCTGCCGGAAGGACTGGATGCGCTGCTCGGCAGCGGTGAGCTGCTCGGTGAGCCGCTCCTGCTCCGTCTTCTGCGCGTCCTGAAGCTCCTGCGCCTTCTGCGCCAGAGGCTTGGTCTCCTGGTACTTCGTGCGCCAGCCGGCAGACTCCTTGCGCAGCTTCTCGATCTCCTTGCGCGCCGCCTCGGGGTCCGCCCACGGATCCGCCTTCGCCTGCGCCGCCTCCGGGGCGGTCGCGGTCTCCTGCGGCTCCGTCTCGACCTGTTCGGTCGTCTCCTCGTTCTCGGGCATGGTGAAGTCGCCCTCCAGGGGCTGAGAGAGGCCGCCACCAGGACGGCCGTAAGGGTTGGTCAGTGCGAGCCCGGCAGCGGATTGCTGTCGTGCTCGGCGAGCGCCCGCCGGAACAGGCGCAGCTGGTCGCCCGGGTGGCCCTGCGCGTACTCGCGGTAGAGCCGGTCCCACTCGGCCGCATGCTCAGACAGTTCGAAGCGCTGGCCGCGGAACACCGGGATGATCGTGCAGTGGCAGTTGTCGTGGAACTTCACGACGCTGGCTTCGCCTGAGAATCGCTCGTCGGCTTCCCGGCCTGCCGTGCCAGCGGTCTTGTAAACGGCGCCCCGGGACGCCATCAGCTTGCAGAACGAGCAGGCGCCGAGAGCAGCCGCGCGGGCGTATGCGACCGCGTCGCGATCCTGGCGCACGGCCCGCCGCAGGGTTTCGCGGCCTTGGTCGAGGACCAACTTCTGTGCGGCGCCCTCCGCCTTCGACTGCGCTACGTCGAGCGGCCCGCCGTCCCACAGGTCCGCAGCAGCCCAGCGCAGCGACGCTTCCACCTGCTCGTCCGGTGGCGCCGGGGAAGGCTCCGCAGCGAAGCGGCTGCGGATGCCGGCGGCCTCGCGTCGCTCCTCGTAGGCCGTAGCGGCCAGCGAGGACGAGGCCGCCCCGTACTGGTCCACCAGCGACCTCACCGCGGCGATCCAGTCCGGCACCGTCTCCCTCAGCCGCGCAGGATCGATCAGCCGGCGCAGGATGCGCATATCCCGCAGCAGCAAGGCGATCAGAGCGGCCTGGGCTCGCCGGTCCCGGGCGGCGGCACCGCTGTCGTCAGAGATCCTCGTCGCCATCCGGCTCCTCGGTCTCCGGCGCCTCGGGCTCGCCGGCCGCCGCCTGCGTCAATCGCTGCAGCAGCGCGTTGCCCTGCGCTCGGCGCCGTTCGGCGGCCACCCGGCGCCGCTGGTCCTCGCTCAGCCCGGCCATCTCCAGCACGACGTCGCCGTCGGCCGGCAGGATGCCCGCCTGGACGAGCTTCACCGCGGCGTCGGCTTGGGCCGCGACCGTCGGCGTTGCGGGGTTGCGCCAGACGCATTCGATGCGGCGCGACTTGTCCGGCGGCTCCCCGTCGCGGAACCACAAGGCGAGCCTCATCGCGTCCCGGTGCGTCGCCGAGAAGCGACGGATGCGCCGCTCTGCCTTCTTGATCTGGCCGTTGTCCGCGAAGCGGATCGCGTCCGCGCTGGCCGGGTTGTCGCTGGTGTAGCCGAGCACGTGAGGGGCCACCGACAGCTGCGACGCCATGATGCGGGCGTACAGGTCGATGATTTTCGTCTGCCCGGAGGGGTCGTGGGCAGCGAACTGCCCGACCGTGGGCACTTCCCCGTTCTCGTCCCGCTCCAGCGCCAGCACCCGGCCGATGTAGGTCTCCCACGCCGACTTGGCGTTGCCCTCCGCGTCCTGGAAGGCGCTCTCCGACACGCCCAGGATGTAGCGCTGCGGCGCCTGGAAGAACTCGGCACCCACCTCGATGCCCATCAGCCGGCGACAGGCCGCATCCGTGATCGACATGACCTCCGGCGTGATCTCCGACTTGCCGACGCGGTCCGCGGTGCGCTGCCGGTTCGCCATCCGCAGCACCGGCACCATGCCCAGGTTGTGGATGTCCCGGTCGAAGACCTCCCAGCCGCCATCGACCTCGGCCGCGTACACCGTCTGATCCGGCAGGTACAGGGTCGCGATCCGCACCCCGTCCTCGACCGACTCCCGCAGCGCGGCCGTCGCCAGCCGCAGCCGGGCGTCCCAGAACATCGTCATGTCGAGTGGCGACTCGAACGTGATCAGCGGTGGATCGTCGCCCTCCCCCGAGCCGACCGCCACGTACTCGCGGCCATAGGTCAGCGCATCCAGGTGCGCCAGACTCGCCTCGTCGTACAGGTCGTTCGACTCGGCGATCTCCTCCAGATCGGCTGAGTCCGTGCCGTCCGCCCAGCGGACCGCCTCCAGGTCGAGACGCTGCTCCAGCGACTCCACCCCGATGCGCGGCCAGCCGATCACCGTGTGAAGGCCCTTGAGCTGCGGCGGGATCGAGATGCCCAGATCCCGGATGAGCTGCTCGCCGTTGAAGTACGCATCGAGCAACTCCAGCTTGAACCTCTGCGACAGCAGGTCCGAACGCAGCGCCGTCAGCAGTTGCGCCTCGTCGCCCGACAGCGACAGCAGCGGCAGTTCGGGGATGGTCGCAGTCATCGAAGCACCACCACCCGTCCCTTACCGGGCGTGCCGCGCTTCGCCCACGCCGTCGAGTTCAACATCATCCGGCGCAGCATCCGCGCCCCGATCGCACACACCGCCAGGTCGACCTTCCGGGCAGACTCACGGTGCTCCTTGCCGATCGTGTAACCCCACTGGTTCGTGCGACGCCGCGCGTTCGCCACGTGCTGCCGCAGCACCCTGTGCCCGTCATGGAACAGCTGCCGCTCCAGCACGTCCCGATAGAAGCGGTCCACGGCCTCGGTGAACGCCTGCTGGCGACGGCGGTCACGCATGTCCCACAGCACCGCATGCCGGTTCGCGCCGCCGGTCACCGCCTTCAACTTCAGCTTCCTGCCGTAGCGCTGCGCCCAGGCGTCGATGTAGCCGTCCCAGTAGCGCTCGCCATCAGCGTCGTCGTGGCCGGCGCCCGGGTCTGCGAAGAACGCGATCGGCCGGTAGTCCGCGAACACCTGGTCCACCATCCCGTCGACCTCCTCGCGCGGCACCCGCCACGGCACGTCCCCCGGCCAGTTCGCCGGCCGCTGCCACACACCGAGCGCCGTGACGAAGCCGTCCGACATACGGCAAGCCGCCAGGCCCGTCGCGTCGTCGCTCTTGGACCCGTCGAAGAACAGGACGATCTCGTCGCCCTGCTGCAGACCAGCACCCTCCCGGCGGCAGGCGTCCCACTCATACGGGGCGAGAAACGCATCCTCCGCCGCGACGATCTGGTTGAACCAGAACCGACGCGACCGGCTCGGCGGGTTCCGAACGTCCAGGATCGACGCCTTCAGCCGCTCGATGTCCAGCCACGTCGAATCCCCGCGGACCGCCCGCAGCGTCGGCTCGATCCACGCCTCCGTCAGCTTCGCCTCCGCCGGAGCCTCCAGCGAGTCGTAGAACAGCCCCGTGTCCGCCGCGCGCCCGGCCTCGGCCGCCTCGAAAGCCTCACGAGTCCGCTCGGCAACCGAATCCTCACCCGGCTCGTAGGCGTTCGTGTTCGCGAGAGTCCGCGACTGGCCATCCGCGCTCTTGGTCGCGTTGCGCTCGATGACGGCGGCCATCTCGTGGCCCTGGTTGCCCTCCACCCAGTGGTGGGTCTCGCCCAGGTTCACCGCCGTCGGCCGACCGCCCTCCAAGGCGCGTGGCGACGAGGTGACCGCCTCGATGCGGGCTCGCCCCTTGTCGGCGTAGATGATCTCCTTGCCGAGGTCGATGCGGTACTCCTCAATCGCCCGCTTCGACAGGATCGACGGGAACAGCGTCATCGTGTTCCGCGTCTGATCCTGGCTGACGGCTGCAATCTGCACCCAGGCCGCCGGATGCTGAACCCCCAGCGGCTGGCCAGCCGGGACACCCCACTCGTTGCCCTCGTCCGCAACCCGGCCGAACCGGCACGGGCCGACAAACTCGAACGCCGACCACGTCGCGATCAGCGGGTCCTTGCCCCAGCCCTTCAACCGCTGGATGACGCCGTCCCGCCACAGGAACCGGTTCGTCGCCGGATCCATCGCGTACCACCACAGCGTCAGGCGAGCCTGCTCGGCGGTGTACCGCCACGGCGCACCCACGAAGTGCTGAAGGTACGTCGCCGTCCACGCCAGGCAGTGCCAGCCCAGCGTGTACTCGGGCAGGATGAACCGACCGTCCGGGCCACGCTTCCACGTCGGCCCGATCGTGAACGGCTCCACGACCTCCGGGACGGCCTCGTCAGCCACCAGCGAGGTCACGGTAGGCGTCCAGCGGGCTCACCGACGCCAACTGCGCGCCGGCAGGCTTCTTCCGCTCCAGCTCCATGCGCGCCCGACGCCGGTCGCCCTCCGTCGTCAGTAGGCTCGTCATCACGCTGTTCAGCGCCGCGACGTACTGGCCATTCGGCGGCCGATCCGAGGACAGGCCCCGCGACATGAGCTCCGCCGCGTAGCGGGCCATCGCCCAGTCCGACGGCTCATAGAACGCGGCCTGGCCCGACTCGCGCAGGGACAGATACCAGTCGGTGGCGATCGGATGCCATAGCGCGTCAGGCTCCGGCAAATCCGGCAGGTCGGTCGGGGCCCCCGAAGGAGCCTTGGTGATTGAGTCCTTCTCTTCCTTCGAGCGGTGACCCATGCGCTCCTCAGAGCGCTTACCGATAGGTCCACGAGCGCCCATAGCGACCTCCAGGGTCAAGGCGCGCCACCGGGGCGCGCAGGGGCGGGGATAACGAGCCCCGCCCGGGCGCCACCAGGGCGTCAGACCAGCGAGGCAATCACACCGGCCGCATCATGCAGCTCGGCAAGCTCAAGCGGCGTCCCGCTCACGCGGTCGCCGACGATGATGTAGCGGCGGTCCGAGTAGAACTCGACTGCCACCTCGCCGCGGCGGATCCGTCGACCAGACGGCACCGAACCGCGGAACCACAGGTGCAGGCCCGAACCAGACCGGCCCCGCTCCATGTACGTCGCCGGCAGGGCGTTCACGATCCGCTGCGCCCACGGCAGGATGCACCCGCCCTCGACCGCGTGGTCCAGGTCGACGACGACGATCCCGTCACCGGCCGTCAGCACGAAGCCCACACCCTCACCGGCCGTGGCCCTGGCCGCAGTCGGGAAGTCCGACCAGCTCGACGGGTTGTCCACGGCGGCGAACCGGCCGTCCACCCGCAGCGGCACCTTCCGCGACGAGAACCGCACCCACCGCGGACGCTCCGTCAACTCCACCGGCACCCGCGCGGCCTGCTCGACCGTCACCCGCGCCTGCTCGACACGACGCCGCATCCGGTACGCGGCCTGCCGGCACGGCGACGAGCAGAACCGCGCATCGGCCCGGGCCATCAGCGGCATCGGGCCGGCGCAGCGCTCGCACTCGGCGCGGCGGGCGGCGGGGGCGGTGGTCATGGGGCCATCGTACCGGGTCCGCGTTACGGCTACAGGCGTTTGACCTGCGCCGTAACCATCCTGAGACCACGCCGAGCGCCCCAGGTGGACTAGACCTGACAGGCATACCCGCAGGTCAGCGGCCTTGGAAACCCGGGCGGGATGTCAGGTGCTATACGAGGCCGATCCCTGAAGATCGCGGGGAGGGGGATCTCCCCCAGGGTGATCATGGACCTGATGGCCGGTCAGGGCTGCTGGCCGGCGCCTCGTGGGTCCACACGTGAGCGATGGCATCCGTGAGGTCGGGCTCAACGTTGACGATCAAGCTGTCGCCTCTGCGAGTCGGCGCCTTGTGGACCAGCTCGATCGGCAGTGCGACGTCGCACTCGGGACAGTGGACCTGGACCGCACCGACCACTGCCATGCTGCCTCCCCTGCGCCCGGGTGGCCGGCTGCCCTACCGCCTGCGCCTGCCGACGTTGGCCCTGCTCCCCGTGTACACGCCTGTGGCCCTGCGGTGCAGGAGCTGGCAGTAGCCTTTGGCCCTGGCTCCCATGTACTTGTGCAGCTGGCGTGTGCACCTGGTCCAGTCGCCGGGCGTACCCCATCGGATCTTGGCTACGCCTGGTCCTGTGCTCCAGTACCTGCGCAGTGTGGATGCGTTGCCTCGTCCCTTGCTGGCCACAGTGGATCACTCCTCTTGCGGCGCGGGCTGCTGTACGTCTACCCGTTGGATGGACGCTCCTTGCCCGCTGGGTATGGCGAGGCAGATGCCGTACTCGTCGGCGAGGATGGCCCAGCCCGCCTCGAAGCGGAGGGTGAGGGCGGGGTCTTCGATGAGGAGGTCGTCCCGCTTCTGATCGCGGGGGTGGGTGACAAGGTAGGCCGGCATCCTCACCTCAGCCCGGGGTGTTGTTCGGGGGGTCGTGTCCGTCCGGGTCGAGGGTTGCCGCGCTGGGCCTCGTTCCCTTCGGCGCTGGACTTGCGGTCGTGGCATGGGCCACACACGCCCTGCAGATCCTCGTCGCCATGCCGGTCAGCCTTGGCCACGATGTGATCGCAGTGAGTGCTAGGCCGCACGCCGCAGAGAACGCAGATCGGATCGCGGGCCAGGATGCGGGCTCGGATCTTCGCCCAGCCGGACGGCAGCCGGGCCTTGCGGTCCGAGCTCTGCCAGCCGCCACTCACTGCTCGTTGTCGTCCTGGCGCACGATGCTGCGGACGTTGACGACGGGGATGTAGGCGCTGGCGGATCCGTCCGCCGCCCAGCCTACGTAGTGGCTGCCGGAGGGTTCGAGGGTGTGCGCTTCGACGGTTTCGGTCTCGCCGTCGGTGTAGGAGATGCGGTAGCTGGCCATGGCGCAGGCCTTTCGTGTTGTAGGGATCACGCGCGGCGACTCCACCACCAGCAGCCGAGTGTCTCGCCTCGCATCGACTGGGCCCGCCCGCCGAGTTCAACGAGGACGGAGTCCATGTCGTCGGCGTCCCAGTGGTGCACGTGCTCTTCGTGCGGGTTGCCGTCGACTTCGCCCTGTGGCGCTTCGACGATCGGCAGGCTGATGAGGATGTTCCACGCGCCGGCCGCTTCGGCCTTGCGCAGGAGGTCGACGGCGTCTTCGCGGGCCATGTGTTCCAGGACGTCGCCGAAGATGACGAGGTCACGGTGGAACAGGTGCTCGGGTGCGACGCGGGCGTCGAGGTTGTGGATCTCGTCGTACATGGTCCGCGTCTTGGTGGACTTCAGTCCGTAGCGCCGGATGTACGGCTTGTGGATCTCGATGGCCGTCCACCAGATGCCCTGGTGTGCTGGCCGGAAGAGCTTGGCGTAGGTGCCTTCACCGGGGCCGATGTCGCAGACGGTGTCGGGCTTGTGCTGCTCGAAGAGGCGGAGGGACCAGTCCTTGCCCTCGGCGATGCTGGTGGGCATGGCGGTCTCCTACGTCGGGACGATGGTGATCTGCGGCTGGGTGACGACGAGCTTGCGCCCGTACTTGGCGAGGACCTGCTCGATCTCGGTGCGGCAGGCTTCGTCCTGCTGCCGCTCGTGCTCGGCGAGGAGGAGGCGCGCGTCGGCGAGCGGGTCGGTCTCGACCTGCTGGTCCTCGGCGTGCGGATAGCCGGGGCACGGAACGACGTTGCCTTCGCCGTCGGTGTGCAGAACGGCGCAGGTTGTGGTGGTGTGATCGGCCATGGGCGCGGGCCTTTCGGGATGCGGGTTGGGTGCCGGTCAGGGTCCGATGGCGACCCAGGGGCCGGCGAAGCCTGCGGCAACGTTGCTGCCGGGCGTGATGGACGCGGGGAGTGTGGTCTGGGCGGTGCCGTTGGTGGCGAACCGGTAGGTGCCGGAGGTGAGTCCGGCGTTGACGGCGGTGGCGAGGCCCCCGCTGCCGGTGGCCCGGGCGATGGTGGGCGCGGTGGTCGCGTTGAACACCATCGCCACCCACACGAACGATCCGGCGGTGAGGTTGACGCCGGTGATCGTGGTGGTCTTCAGCCCGGTGCTGGCGACGGAGGCGTCGACGCCCGTGGTGGCGAGCCGTGTGCCGGCCGCGCTGTAGAGGCCGACCCAGTTCTGCCCGGCGGTGGCGGTGGCCCCGGCGGTGGTCACCCACCAGTAGATCTTGGTGATGGTGACGTCGTCCGGGATGTGGATCTTCGACAGGTAGACGGTGCCGTTCGTCAGCAGCGAGCCCGTCGTCGCGATGACCGGGTCGTAGGTCCAGCCGGTCATCCCGTGATTGACGGGCAGCTGCTCCCCGAACGCGCCGGTCGCCGTGTAGATGCTGCCGGCGGCCGGGACGGTGACGAGGTTGGCCCCGCCGTTGCGCAGGGTCAGCAGCCGGCCCGTGGTGCCGCCGTCGGTCGACGTGACGAAGATCCCCTGGGCCGCAGTGCCGGCCGCCGACCCCCGCTTGAGGTCGATGGACAGGGCGGAGGAACTGGTGTCGTCCGTGGCGCCAGAACCGCCGTTGGTGTGCGTCACTTTCAGCGTGCCGCGGGGCAGCGTCTCGTGCCCCGAGATGTAGACCGCGGACGTCTCCCGGTTGTCGGAGATCAGGTTGAGCGCGGCGGCCACGTCGACGCCGGTGGTGGACGCCTGGTAGATGGTGACCGCGTGCTGCGTCGGGCTCGTGGTCTTCAGGAACGCGGCCCGGACCGTGTCGTCGGCGGTGATGCCGCCGTTGACGTCCAGACCGCCGTTCGCGGTGAGCGCCCCGGTGATCGTCCCGCCGGACTTGGTCAGGAACTGGCCGCTGGCCCAGGCGCGGTCGCCGTGCGGGTCCGCTGCGGCGACGTGCGCGTTGACCTTCGCGGTGGCGTCCGCGGCGGCGGCATCGATGGCGGCGGCTTGCGCTCCGGCCGCGGCTTCGAGGGCCGTCGTCAGCACGGCCGCCGCGGAGCCTGCCGGATCGGCGCCGACCGTCTCGGCGGTGAGCGTGACCCCGCCCGTCTGGCCGTTGACGCTGGACACGAGGCCGGCTGAGACCTCGACGATGCGGGCCTGCTGGCCGGTGGTGACCTCGATGGCGTCGCTGAACGCCTCGCCGGTGACTTCGATCCTCACCGGGTCACCTCCAGCGACATGACGACCCGGCCCTGCAGGAGCCGCACGACGGTGGAGCCGTCGACCATCTCCAGGTCCCACAGGCCGTTGCGGGTGAGGGTTTCGGTGACGGCGGCGGGGAGGGCGAGCCGCACCGTGTCCCCGATGATCGCCAGGTAGTCGGTGAGGTCGAGGAGGAGTTCGCCGTTATCGGAGGCGGCCGCGGAGCGGATCTGGGCTCGGGCGGTCCAGCCGTCCCACGTGAAGCCGGGCTCGCCGATCACGCGGAGGTTCTGGACGTAGGTGGCGCCCTGCTCAATGTGGAGGTCGAAGATGCCTGCGGCCAAGCCAGCCACCTCCGGGATCTCGCTGGATGCCGCGTCGGCGGTCAGGGTCGCCTGCGCGGACAGGGCGGCTGCGGTGTGCGCTGAGAGGGCCAGCGCGCCGGTGAGGCTGCTGTCGGTGCTGAGGGCGGCCGATCCGCGGGCTGCCAGAGTCGCCGTGCCCGTGAGCCCGGTCTGCCCGGACAGGGCGGCGGACGCGGTCCACACGGCCCCGTTCGAGAGGGTGTTGACCAGGTCGAACTCGGCGTAGTCGGCCGTACCGGCGTCGCGGTGGGCGGACATGTCGAGCGCGCACGCTTCGGCGTCGGTCACGATCCACGCGGGGGTGGCGAGGGTGCGGCGGTTCGTCCACGTCGACCCGTCCGGTGACGTGTCCCAGTAGAGGTTGGTGCCGTCCTCGCGGATCCGCAGGAACAGGTGGGCGACAGGGTCGTAGGTGATCTCGACGGCGTCGTCGTCCCAGTAGTCCGTCTCCGACACGCACCGCAGGAGCTGGGTGACCGCGTTCATCGAGAAGCCGACCCGGGTGCCTTCGGTGGCCCCTTGGACGGTGACCGCGAAGTATGCCTCGACGGTGGCCCCGGTCGCCGCGGGGGCGGTGGGCACCTGCACGAACAGGGTGGCCCCGGCCAACGTCCAGGCGTAGGCGGTCTGGCAGCCGGCGTATCCGGTGGTGCAGGGCACCCGGGCTCGGCCGCCGACGACCGCCGTTCCGCCGTAGCTGTTGCCCCATTCGGGGCCGAGCGTGCCGGCGTTGAAGTTGTCGACGAGGGTGGACAGGGACGGCACCGGCGCCTCCCTACTGCAGCGACAACGTCAGGGACCCGGCGGTGAGCCTCAGTTCGTCGCCGGCGGCGACGGTGCGGGAGGCGGACAGTGGCCCGTACCAGAGCCGCACGGGTGTGCCTGCGTTGTCCCAGATCTCGACGCCGACGACGGTGGCGGCCGGCATGCCCGTCCACACGAGGTCGGCACTGTTACTGGTGGCGCCTGCGACGGCCGCGGCAACGGACAGGTTCTGCCGCGCGTAGGAGCCGCCGGTGACCTCGGTGCCCGCGGTGGTGTCGTCGCCGTTCGCGGTGACGAGGGCGACCTTCAGCGGGGTGGTGGGGGCGGTGGCGGACAGGCCCAGGATGAAGTCGAGGGCCCGGTTCTCGCCGGTGTTGGTCAAGTTGTCGGCCACGCGGCCTCCTCACGGGTGGGCGCCGCGTGGCGCAAGGTGGGAGCCCCGCCGTCCGGGACCGGAGCAAGCACGGGCGGCGGGGACGATCAGGCGACTCGGCGGCCGCGTTGCGGCATGGGCCGGTACGTCTTGGCGCGCTCTGCGATCTCGGGGAGGGCGTACATGGTCTTGTACTCGTGGCCCTGCCCGGTGAGCTGTCCGTCGCCTTGGAAGCGGTGGATCTTCCCGCGGCGGGCCCACTGCCGGATGACCTGGCCGGGTACGCCGGTCGCTTGGGTCGCTTCGTGCTCGTAGACGAGGTCGTCGGGGTACAGCTCGGTAACGTCCACAGGCACCCCCGGGCATGCAAAAGGCCCCCGGCAGTAGCTGGGGGCCTAAGAGGCTTGCGGGCACACGTGTCCTGCCCTGGGGGCACTGTGACATACGGTGATCGTCGGGGTCAAGCCGCTTCGATAGTCCGGGATACCCGGCTATAACAAACGACATCCAGAGATACCCAAAGGTTGCTCAGCGTCACTGCTGGTTGGTGGTCTTGGCCCACATGCCGCGGGTGCGGCTGTGGACGGTGCGCTGGTCTACGGGCCCGGTGTAGTGGTGGTGGTGCACGTCCGGGACGGCGTCCTTGGCGCCGCGCAGGAGCCGGGCAACGGCGAAGATCGGCACGGCCACGAACGCCGGGGCGGCGCAGATCATGCCGATGACCGCCGGGTTGGCGTACCCGGAGGCGAGCATCGCGCCGATAGCGATGGCGCCGGGCGGGATGGTGGCAACGCTCGCGGACAGCATGACCGTGCTGAGGTCGACGGCCTTCTGCGACATCGGCGGCCGGCCCGGTTGCGGGACCGGAGGCGCCGTTCCGTGCCGGGGCACGGGGGTCTTGTCGCGGTAGCTGGTGACGAAGTCGGCGATGATCCGGTCCGCCTCGACGGCGGCCTCCTGCTCAGTCATCGCGGTGCGGATCGGGTCGGTCTCGGCGGGCATGGCGGTCTCCTGCGGGTGATCGTTTCGGGTGGGCTGAGGGCTGTTGGGGCCGTCCTGACCCCCGTCCGGGCCTGTGTTTGTGCTGGTCAGGGCTCGGCTGGGGCCCGCCCGCGGGGATGTGGAGCCCGTCCAGGCCGGACGAGGCTGCGGCAGCCAGGACGAGGGGCGGACGGGGGCATATCGGATCAAACTAGGGCACTGGACGGGGGTTGGACGGGCCTCACAGGCTGATGTCGTAGCGGTTGAGCACCGCCCGGCGGACCGCGGCGAGCGGGTAGACGGACACCTTGCTGCCGTTGACCTCCTGCCGGCGCTTCTCCTCCTCGGTGCGCGGCACGAGCGCGGCCAGCCGATCGGCGGTCACCGGGTAGCCGGCCGAGCCGAGCCCTTCGGTGACCCGGGCCGCGGGCAGCACGTCGACGCCCTCCGCGTACAGGCCGAACAGGGTGGCGAGGATCTCGCCGTCCTCGCCGGCGGCACGCAGCCGGTCCATCGGGCCGAGCGGCAGCGTCCCGGCTTCCTGCCGCAGCGCGTAGGCGCGCTGCATGATGGCGGCGACCTCGTCGTCGTCGTAGTAGTCGCCACGGACCAGCTCCGGCTCGGCGCCCTCGCCGTCCATGTAGATGCCCACGCCGCGCTGGGACTTGAGGATGTCCTGCGCGTTGTGGCCGGCGGAGGCGTAGCCCTGGCCGAGGATCGTGTCGGAGGCCTGCGGGGTGAGGCAGCGCATCGCCCAGCGAATGGACAGGATGTCGCGGATGCCGGTGGGCACCGAGTCGCTGTCGGGCTTCTGTGTGGCGGCGAGGCTGATGATGCCGAGCGCCCGACCCTGCTGGACGATCAGCCGCAGCAGCCGTTCCATCTCCTGCCGGGTCTTCTGGTCGGCGGCGGCGCCGTAGGACGACCATTCGTCGACGAGGAGCACCGCCAGGCAGACCCGCGGGTCGACGGCCGCCATCGCCTCGGTCAGCTTCCGGGAGCCGTGCTCCTTGGCCAGCGCCCGCCGTTCTTTGATCTCGACGTCCCACATGTGCTGCAGGATGTCGAGGAGCCTGTCGGGATCGCCGTCGGTGTCGAACATCGCGGCGATCGGCTCGAACGGGGTGATGTCGGCGCCGGCCTTGCCGTCGGCGAGGTACATGCGCACCGTCGGGTCGAGCGCGGCAGCGAGCAGCAGGTCGTTGGCGGCCGCGGACTTGCCGGAGCCGGGCTCGCCACCGAACAGGCCGGATCGCTCGACCCACGAGGTGAAGACTTCCTCGCCGCGCAGGTTGACGCCCATCCGGATGGGCTGCCACAGGTTGACCCGCTCGGCGTCGAGCAGCGGGCCCCGGGTGGGCTTGGTGGAGAACGGTAGCTTCAGCGACACCCGCAGATGGATGGTGTCTTCGCGGTTGCCGCGGGTCTGGTGGACCTGCTGCACGGAGACGCCGAAGCCGTTGGCGATGCCTTCGCGGGCGCCGAGCGCCTTCTTGGCGGGGATGCCGGACGGCAGTTGGAAGACGACCTGCCAGGCCTTGCCGTCGGCGGTGAGGGTGCAGGGGGTGATGAGGCGCAGTTCGTCGTCGGCGGCGATGACGCGGGCGTCGCGGTAGACCCGGTTGACCATGCTGTCGGTCATGCGGTCCCCGTCGCCGATCTTGGCGTCGCGGTCGGTGTACAGCTCGCCCGCGGTGGTGCGCCGGCCGATCAGCGCGAACGTGGCGAGCGTCGCGGCGGTGGCTGCGAGCCCGCCGGGCGCGCCGAGCAGCTGCAGTCCGGCGCCCTCGACCCCGGCGATCGGCGCGAGGGCGGCGATGCCGCGCACGGCACGCCGCATGCGGGCTTCGCGCTGCGCCGACCGGTACTTGCTCATCGCGGACGCCGAGTCCTTGAACGCGTCCTCCATCTCCCGGCGGCGCTTCTCCTTCTCCTTGCCGGGCATGAGCCGCCGGTCGTGCGCCCACTTCGCGGCCTTGTAGTCGCGCTGCGTCTGCTGCAGCTCATGCCGGGCGGCGGTCACCTGGGCGCCCTCGGTGCCCTGCACCCACAGCGCCACGCGGCGGATGCCGCGGCCGATCTGGGAGGCGTGCCCGTGCTCGGTGGCCTGCCGGCGCAGCCACTTGCGGAAGCCGCGCACCGTGTTGACCCGACCGACCTGGGCGCGGCTCTTCCACCCGATGCGGGTCTTCGTCCACGCCGGGGTGAGGGGGGTGTCGCCCATCAGGTCGACGGACGTGGCCGGCTTCTCGACCGCTGCCTCGCCGGGGCCGTTCAGGTAGCCGCCGACGATGCGCTCCCACTCCGGGTCCGGGCTGCTGCTCGGGGTCGTCTCGATGCTCACTGCGACTCCTTCTTCGCGGCGGTCTGCTTGGCGGTGAGAGAGGCCGCGCGACGAGCGGCCGGGCTGTACTTCACGTCGCCCGTGGTGCGCCGTCCGGGGCGCGCGGGCGGGTTGTAGACGCGGGGCTTCTTCGCACCGGGCACTTGCGATGCGACCTGCTGTGATGATCGGTTCACGGGGCGCTTCTGCCGGGCGGCTTCGACCCTCGCCTCGGCGGCGTTGCGCAGTCGGATAATCTCCGCGGACTCGGACGGGTCGGCACCCTCGACGTCGCGGTGCGCGCGCTTCCACACGGCCTCGGTGACGGTCGTCTCGCCGAGTGCCGCGGCGAGCCGCAGGGCGTGCTGCCACACCTTCGGGAACTCCTTGGCGCGGGCCTGCGCGAGCTTCTCCGCAGCCTCCGCGGCGGCACGCTCGGCGGCCTCCTTCTCAGCGGCGCGGCGCTTCTCGTCCGCGGCCTTGCGGGCGGCTTCCGCACGCTCGGCCTTGGCCTGCGCCTTGCGCTGCCGCCGCGACAGCTTGCCGTCCCGCTTGCGGATCTGGCCGTGCTCGTGGAGGTCGTACACGCCGGGGCCGGCGATGGACGCGAACGCGGTACCGATCGCTGTGGCCGGGTCGAAGGCGTGCAGCCCGTGCCACAGGTTGATGGCGGCAGCGATGAAGGCCAGTACCCAAGCGATGAGCCGGTAGTGCCAGTGCGGCCGGTGGTCGGCGGCTGCGGCCCGGGCGCCCTTGAGGACGACCCACGCCCCACCTTCGAGCATGATCGGCGCGGCCATCAGCCACAGAGCGTTGGGGTTGTAGAACGCGGCGATCTGCACGGGCAGGGCGACGATCGAGCAGACGGCGTAGAACCTGAGCGCGTACTGGCGCCACTGCTCCTCGGCGGCAGCGACCTCGGCGGCCTTCGCCGCTTCTGCCTGCTCCTGCGCGGCGGCCTTCTCATCGGCCTCGCGAGCGGCCCGTTCCTGCTCCTCGCGTTCCCGGTTGAGCTTCGCGATGCGAGCCTCCCGGGCGGCCTGCTCCTCGCGGGCACGGGCCTCGGCCTTGTCGTTGGCGATCTTCTGCTTGCGGGCTTCCTCCGCGGCCTTGATCTTCTCGGCTTCGGCCTTGCCCTCGGCTTGGATGCGGGCGGCTTCGGCTTCGGCGGCGGCGCGGGTCCGGATCGCCTCCGCCTCGGCCAGCGCGACCGGGTCGAAGCCGTGGTCGTGGCCGTTGAGCCTCTCGATCGACGTGGCGGTCACGGGTATCAGTCCTTCCGGGTCTCAGCTGGCGGTGACGCGGGCGCGTCGGTACAGGCGGGTTGATTCGCCTTGGCGGGCGGACGGCTGGGGGGTGAGCCCGTTGAACCGGTTCTCGCCGGGGGCGGTGGGCTGCCAGGCCCGGGCGGGCTTGGGGCCGCGGCTGTCGTCGGTGCGGGCGGCGCCGCCTTCGGTCTCGTTGTGCCAGGCCATCAGGCGGCCCTCACCGGGGTCGGACGGTGCTTCAGCCAGGCGGCGACGGCGGCGAGGGCGAGCACGTGGCCCGGGATCAGGCCGACGATCACGGCGGCACCGGTCGCGGCCATACCGATCGGGGCGGCGGCCGCCGGCCACAAGCCGACGACGATCAGGAAGCTGGTCAACAGCAGCCAGCGGACGTAACGGGACATGGCGACCTCTTCGGGGGTCGGAACGGTTGGGGTGGTCTGGTTGGCGCCCCGGGCCGGATTCGATCCGGCAGCATCACGCCGGGACCGGGGCTGAGGGTCAGCTGAGGCGCTCGACCTTGACGTCGAGGTCGCGCGGGTCGGTCTTGGCGGCCTTCACGCGACGATCGAGGTCGGCCTGGCTGTAGACGGTCACCGAGTCGGTGGAGCCGCCGAGCGGGTTGACCTTCTGGCCGGTGCGGCTGGTGGCGGTGAGCTTGAACTTCGGCATGGGCTAGTCCTCTCGGGTCGGGTGGAGGATCGGGCTACCGGTCAGTCGTCGGATGCGGTGGAGGTGTAGGTGTTGCCGTGCTCGTCGGTGACGGTCTCGCCCGGCTGCACCGTGAAGGCCGACTCGACGTCCACGCCCTGCTCCTGCGGCGTGACGATCTCCCCGTCGGAGAAGCCGAACACCAGCCCGCCCATCAGCGGCGGCCCTTCTTCAGCTCGGACGCGCGGTCGAGGTTCGCGTCCATCGCCTCGCCGTAGGCCCGGGCCAGGTCCGGCCGGCCAGCCGCCTCCATGCGCTTCTGGATCTCGCGGCACTCGGCGGCGCCCTGCTCGTAGGTCCCGGCCGACTGCTTCTTCTTGAACACGGTGGTCCTTCCGGATCGGTGAATGTGGGTGGTGCGTGCCCCGGGCCGGATCCGATCCGGCGGCATCGCGCTGGGGGCCGGGGCTGGGTGCCGGGCGGGCAGGGGGATGGACCGCCGCCCAGCGGATCAGGGGGTCAGGCGGCGGCCGGGCGGGCGACGTGCAGCGGCAGGCAGTGCGTCCGCCAGTCCTGGTGCACCGGGCACGTGAGCCGCTCCGAGTCCGGCACCGAGTACGCGGTCTCGCGGTGCAGGGCGCGGGAGAAGTCGTCGCCGAACAGGTCGGCCATCACATCGGCGACCGTGACGCGCTCCCGGCGGCGGGCGGCCAGCGGAGTCGTCGCGGCGAGATCGGCATCGGACAGAACGAACGGAGACATGGCGATCTAGACCTCTCGGGTCAGTAGGGGGTGTGGGTGGGGAGCCGCGGGCGGCGGGAAAGGGGGCGGTTTCAACCGCCACCCGCGGCGGTCTAGGTGGGCGTCAGCCCTGGGGGTGGGGCCTCGGGGGCCTGATCGGAAGCTCGGGTTTCGTGCGCTCGTGCTCGGCGCTCACGACGCGTCCCGCACCAGGCGCAGACGCGGACCGGGTCCCGGCTGCTGCTGGGGCGCTGCGGTGGCCGGCGTGAACCAGTGGCCCAGACGGCGCTGCGTCACCGGATCGACGACCGTCACCAGCACCGCCGGCGACTCGCCATCCCACGCCGGCAGCTTCGCGACGATCTCCTGCGCCGCCGACTGCAGCAGCGCCAGACGCTCCCGCTCCGTCACGACACGGCCTCCGCCACGATCAGGAACGCGTCGGCGTCCAAGTCCATGACGACCGTGGCCGGAGTACCAGCCGCCGTCAGCTCGGCGGCCTTCTCCTCCGCCGGCCAGCTGCCGCGCGGATTGCCAGCCGGGATGCGGTCGAGGACCTCGCGGGCGCTCACGCCACACCACCGATGAGGTCCAAGCGGCCGGCGTCGGCGAGGGTGGCGCGGGCCCCGGCGGCAACGTCCTCGGCGTGGGCCAGGCTGTCCGCGTCGAGGTCCGTCATCTCGCCGGACGCGGCGACCGCGGACAACTGCGCAGCCCGGGCGGAGGCCACCTCGTAGCGGGTCACTGCCCGGACGATCTCGACGGGGATCGTCAGCGCCAGCTCCAGCGAGCGGACCGCAGCAACAGCGGCCGACGACAGCGGGGCGGTGCCCGCGTTCTCGGCGCGCTCGGGCGCCGGGGTGATGGTCGTGCTGGTCATCAGGCCACCTCCGTGGCGGTCGGGGCGGGCGCGCCCGTCGAATTCAGGACGGACTCAGGGATACGCAGAGCGCCGGTCGCCTTGTCGCCCGGCGTGTAGGGCTGCCCGTTCCTGTAGGCCGGGAGAAAGCCCTGGTGGATCCAGCGGTAGACGGTCGCGGGGTGCACTCGGAAGTGCGTCGCGACGTCTCGAACTCGCAGCATTACGCCTCCGATCGAGTGCTTCGCATCTGTGAGCAACCTTAAAGGTTTGCCGAATAAGGTAGCAAGCCTCGCAGCACAGATTTGGCCAGGGAGTCACCGGTAGGCGTAAGCATCAAGGGCTTAAGGTTGGTGAGGTCAGAAGAGGGATCGCCAGCCGGAGGGGAGGCTCAACAGATGGCCGATATGCAGCGAACACCCGACTCGCTTGCCTACGTCAAGCCGCGCGGCGCTGGGGAAACAGACGCCTGGAGTGAAGAGACGGGGCAGCGGGGAGGGCAGCGGCTCGCCGAAGTCGCCGAGGTTGTCCCCCCACGCGAGGTGGCCAGCGCTCTGCGCCTCTCGACCGGCGCGAAGGCAGTCGTGCGGCGGCGCATCATCCTGCTCGACGGCGACGTCATCGAGCTGGCCGACTCGTACTACCCCCTCTCCGTCGCTCGCGGCACAGCGCTCACTGAGAAGCGAAAGATCAAGGGCGGCGCTCCGACCCTGCTGGCAGAGCTGGGCTACCGTCCCCGGCACGTCACCGAAGATCTTGAGTTCCGCCCGGCCAACGAGTTCGAGTGCACGACCCTCGCGCTACCAGACGGCGCCAGCGTGCTAACCCTCCTGCGCACCACATCCACCGAAGACGGGAGCCCCTACGAAGTGCAGCTGATGGTCATGAAGGCGCCTCGCCGCCTCCGCTACGAGATCGAGGTCGACTGACATGCCCGAGCCGCACGAGGACAAGCGCCCGCTCGCTGAGCGGATCGCCGCCGAGATCAGGAAGCTGATCATGTCGGGCGACTGGGAGCCCGGCCAGCAGGTGCCAACGAACGAGAAGCTCAGAACGCAGTTCAAGACGTCTAACGTCACCATCCAGCGCGCCTTGCAGATCCTCAAGGATGAGAAGTTCCTTGAAGGGCAGGCGGGTGTGGGCGTCTTCGTTCGTGGTGAACGCGCACAGACGATCCAGCCCGCCCACTACATCGCCCCCTCTGAGCCGGGCCAGCCGTACCGATGGCTGACCGAGGCCACAAACCGGCAGCAGCGCGGGAAGTACCGCATGCTGGAAGTCGGCGAGGTCGTGCCACCCCGGGAAGTCGCCAAAGCGCTCCGCCTCGACGAGGGCAACACGGCGATGCTGCGCTCACGCATCGGCTTCCTCGACGACCAGCCGGCCGAGCTCGTGCACTCCTACTACCCGATCGAGCTGGCGCGCGATACCCGCCTCGCGGATCGACGGCTCATCCCAGGCGGGTCCCCAGCACTCCTGCACGAGATGGGCTACCCGACACGCTCACAGGACGACGCCGTGGCGGCTCGGCCAGCGACCACCGAGGAGTACGAAGCGCTGGAGATCCCTCGCGACGTACCAGTCATCGAGGTCTTTCGGGTGGTCTACAGCGACGGCCAGAAGCCGATCGAGGTCACGCTCCTGACCAAGCCTGCACACCGGTTCAAGATGGGCTATCACATCGAGCTCTGACGCGAACCCGAAGTAGCCCCCGGTCGTTGACCGGGGGTTTTCGCGTATCCCGACAGGAGGCTTGATACATGTATGAGTACGGGATACGGTCGATGCCGTGAGAGTGGCCGACGCCACACGCTCAGTTAGGAGTGGCATGTCTGTGCCTCCCGAGCGCACCGCGCTCTACCGCCTTTTCGACGCCGAGGGAGTGCTGTTGTGCGTCGGCATAGCGAAGGACGTCCGTAAGCGCTGGCGAATGCACGAGTGGGAGAAGACGTGGTGGCACCTTGTCTCAGACAGCCACATCGACTGGTTCCCTTCTCGTAGCGATGCTCGCGCAGCGGAACTTGCCGCCATGAGGAATGAGTCGCCCCTGTACAACGGCGTATGGCATCCCGACGGGAGCTACACGCAGAACAAGTACGACGACACGGCGGAGAGAGAGCATGCAGTAGAGCAGCTACGCCGCGACATCGAGAACGGGACGCTGAAGCCTGGCCAGATGATCCGCATCACTCGGCTTGGTCGTCGGTACGGCGTCTCAGCGCTCAGTGTTGGGATGGCGCTTCATGCCCTTCCGCCGGGATCAACGTTCCAGCGGGGCAACTATCGATATGTCGGCCCGGAGGCGTAAGTCTCCTCGTCACGCGAACGGCCGGGCGCTACCAACGCCCGGCCAGTTCATTCACCAGCGGTGCCAGCCGCTGATCACCAACCCCTACCAAGGAATCGGAGTACACCCATGACCTTAGCGCAGAGTTGCCCTATCCCTCAGCAGGCAACGTGCACCGACATCCTCGATGCCCCACTTCCCCAGCTCCTCGCCGAGCTGGACGTCGAGCTGGTCGACTCGTCGATCACGGACGCCGGCTTCTTCGGCGCCCTGGTGGAGCGTCGTGACGGCTCCCGCATCCTGTCGATGCCGGTCGGCCGGTCGGCGTTCGAGCGCGACACGGCGGCCCGGATGCTGCTGGCCGAGGGCCTGGGTCTGGATGCCCCGCCGGTGCCGGCGCCGCTTGCGGTGTCCCGCGCCTGACCGCCCCACCAGCAACGCCCCCGCCTCTCCGGCGGGGGCGTCCGCATGTGCGCCCACTTCGCGCCCTTGTGCCGCTTTCGCGCGCGGTCGACCGTTGTGTGGGTTGGTTGTCGGTGCACTGACAGGGGGCCTTCGTGCAGCGTGGGTGGAACGACTTGGCGGGCCGGTTACTGCTGACTGCGGCGGTGTTCCTGCACCGCACGGTGGCGGGCAGGGTGGCGCGGGAGCGGTGGCAGCTGCGGCGGAACGCGGCGTTGCGGGCGGCGTGGCGGCATGGTGTGCCGGTGGCGGAGCTGGCGGCGCGGCTGGGGCTGTCCGAGGGATGGGTGCGTCAGGTGCTGAACGGGCGGAAGCCGGCCGAGCCGCCTGTGGTCGAAGAGGCGGCGTAGGCGGACACGCGAATGGGCCCCGCTCCCCAACCGGGGAGCGGGGCCTTCGTCATGCCCGGCGCCATCTGCGGCGCTTCTGGGGCTGCTGCGCGATGGGGCTGTCAAGCCATCGCGACGGCCCGACGGACCACTGCGGGTAGCCGCGGTGGCCGCAGGGGTGGAACGTCAGGATCAGTACGCCGTCGCGCCATTCCTCGCTGAAGTCTTGCGGCACGGGCCAGGCGTGCACGGGGCAGGTGTCGTCGAGCGGCCCGCCGGTGGCCACGGCGCGCTCCCAGTTCGCCGTCTTGCGGACCCCCATGGGAAAGATCAGTTCACGGTCGTGCCACTCGCGGCGTCGGATGCTCACGCCGCCCGCCTCTCAGCGAGCGGCAGGTGAAACAGCCCTTCCCGGTCGTACTGGGTGAGGCAGGTGTCGCAGCGCATGGCGGGGCTTTCGATGGTGATGCGGAGGGTGGCGCCGCAGGTGCAGACGACGCCGAACCTGCGTGCCGGCCGTTCGCCGCCGGTGGCCGACTCGCACTGCCGCCGCAGCTGCCCGGTCTCGCGGGCGAACTCGTCGAACGCCCCGTGCTCTTCGGCGGCCCACGGCAGCAGGACGCGGAGCCGCTGGACGACTTGGTCGCACTGCTGCTGGAGGTCGCCGTCCCAGCGAGGGTGCCGGTAGCCGAGGATGTCGTGCCAGTCGATCAGCCACGTCTGCAGGACGGTCACCACGCCCCCACGGGCGGCCAAGGACAGCGGCTCCAGCCGCAGCGGCAGCGGCGCGGTGCGGCTGCCGGACACTGCGGGCCCGGCCGTCCCGCTGCCGGGGTGGAGGTTGTCGGCGAGGCGGGCGTACAGCCCGTCGGGGCCGGCGAGCGTCGTGAGGTCGCGGTCGACGCGCTCGGTGCAGGGGCGGCAGGCCTGGTGGGTGAGCTCGTGCTCGTACAGGCCGTTGCGGCAGATCGTGCAGGCCGGGGCGAGTGCATCCATCGTCGGCTCCTTGTGCGGGGCGGTGCGGGCTACTGGTGGTTCTGGTTGGCGCGTGCTGCTCGCCGCCGGGCCCGCAGCATCCGGTCGTGCCGGGCGAGGAGTGGCCAGGCGGCGAGTGCGGCGGCGGCCGCGGCGGCGAGCACGGGCCACTGGGTCATTCGCCGTGCTTTTCGAGCGACCAGAGCCGGTCGGCCTGGGCGCATTCGGCGACGCTGGGGCCGGCGTTGTGGACGGGCGGCTGGAGCGGCGGCACGTTGGCGGCGTCGAGTGCGGCCTGGACGGCGCGCCAGATGATCGCGTTGCGGTGGACCCTGTCGGGCGGCATGTAGTCGCCGAGCTCGCGAATGCGCGCGTACACGGCGTCGTAGGCGTCTTGCCGCGGGTCGGCCGCGGCCTGCTGCTGGCGTTGGTCGGCGTAGTGGCGGGCCCAGTCGACGGGGCCGCGGGGCTGGTCGGTCATGGATGCCTCTCCTGGGTCGCTGTGTTCGTCTCTGACGGCCTTTCGGCCTCGGGTTGGGGTGATGGGCCGGGGCGGGTCTTCTGGGCGTTCCTGTGGCCGTCTGTCACGCCGCGGCCTCTCCCGGATTGGCTGTGCGCCTCTGTGAGCGCCTGACGGGCGCCCGACCCTCCCGAGCCCCATCCGCGCGCTCTCGACGCTTCTGGGGCCCGTCCAGCGCCTCCCGTGGCCCCGCAACGGTCGGCTCGGGCAAGTCGAGTTCGTCGAAGCGGATGACTCCTCGGTCGAGCGCGATGACCGCAGCGTGAATGCGGGAGCGGGCGCCAAGCCGCACCCGGACCTCACGCAGCCGCAGGCTCACCCCGTCCTCCGTGGTGTTCAGGCGGGCCGCGATCTGCCGGCTGGTGAAGCCCGACGCTGCGAGGCGGAGCGCAGCCAACTGGCCGGGGCTGAGGGGCTGGCCCTCGACGCTGGGGCGTCTCACGGCCGCCTCCCCTGCCGCGGTACGCGTCCGCGGATGTCGAGGACCCCGTCGGCGCGGGCCAACAGCAGCAGGGCGCGGCGCAGGACGCTGCCGGCCCGTTCGCCGCGGCGGGCGTAGGCGGCGAGGATCGCGGCACTGCCGTCGTCGGGCTGCCAGCGGATCGGCGGGCGGGTCACGACCGGGCCCCGTCCTGCTGCGCCCCGGCGGCGGGCTGCTTGAAGCCGCCACGGGCGACCGCGCGGCGAACAGCGCGAGCCTCGTGCTCCCAGTACGACCGGTCGTTGTCCGTCAGGGCGTCCCACGTCTGTGCGTGCTGTCCCCGCGTTCCAAACCGCTGGTGTAGCCAGGCGGGGAGCGTGTCGTGCTGTTCGGGCTGCGCCTCGTCGGCCAGGCGCTGCAGCTGGTCGAGGGCGGTGCGGTCGTCGGAGCTGATCTCCAGGCTTCGGGCGTGGATCTCTTCCTGCGCGATATCAAGCGCGAAGCTGAGCATGGCCTTCGCGCGGCCGCTGAGCACGGCGACCCAGTTGGTGGGCGTGGGCACCTCGGCCAGCACCGCGTCGGCGAGCGTCTCGACGTCACCGGTGCAGAGGGCGCACGAGATCGAGTAAGTGTGGCCGGGGCGATCACCGTGCTTGTGGTGATCCCACTTCTCCCTCCCCGGCTCGTAGGTCCAGCCCTCGCGGGGAGTGCCGAGGAGCGCCTCGGCGATGCGGTCGCGGAGCGCGGCCCGGTCGGCGGCGGGCGCCTGGACGGTAGGAGCGTTGAGGATCTCGCACATGCCGCACCTGAACGCGGACGGCTGGACGTCGCCCCGGGCCAGGATGCACGTCTGTTGGTGGATTTCGCGGGCGCGCTGAAGCAGATCGATGGCACGCACCGGGGCGGCGGTGTGGTCGGTCATGGGTCCTCCAGGGGCGGGGCCGGCCGCGCGAGACGGCCGGCGGGCGGGTGGTCAGGGGGTTGGCTTGCACCGGCACTCGTCGTCCCAGTTGCCCGGGTCGGTGGCCGGGGGGCGGAAGTCGGCGGGCAGGAGGTGCCCGCGCGAGCACTGGTAGCGCGGACGCGCCAGCTCTCGGCAGCGCTCCCCGCCGGCCGCGTGCCACTCCATCGCCGGGTTGCGCTTTGCACCGTGGTCGGGGCAGTCGGGGTCGGGGATGATCCCGCCGCACGCCTGCACCGGGCAGCGGCAGACGGCGGACCGGATGTCGTAGGGGATGGCGTGGCGGATCATGCGGGCCTGCCGGTGGTGAGGAGCAGGTGCACGCGGGCGGCGATCTCCTGCGGCCTGGTGGCGTCGAGGGGCTGCGGGTCGCCGACGAGGTCGGCGCGGCCGAGTCCCCAGTCGACGCCGGCGCGCTCGCTCCAGCCGATGACGAACTGCTCGCCGGGGTCGGCGTCCAGGGCGCGCATCGAGGCGGGGGTGAGGTCGATGACGATGGCCGACTCGTGGCAGTCGACCACCTCGTGGCCGAACGTCTCGATGGCGTCGGTGACCTGACGGACCCAAGTGTCGGGCATCTCGTCGGTGATCTGCATGGGGGTTCCTCTCATGGTGGCGGGTACGGTGGTCACCAGGCCCGGGCGTGTTACGACCACGCCCGGGCCGTCTGCGGTCACGGGGCAGGGGTGGCGGCTCACGCCGTGGCGAAGAGGTCGAGCTGGTCCCCGAGCGGGCGGTTCGCCCACAGGACTTCGATCCGGGACTTGTCCGCCTTCGCGTTTCCGGTCATCGCTGCTGTCGCATACCGGTGCCAGCCGTCGTACAGCTCGGCGTACAGCGGGCTGTCGTAGCCCGACAGCACGACCGTGGCTCGGCAGTCGACGAGCGCGGCCGCCAGCTCACGGTGCGCGTCCTCGCCCTTCATCTCGACGCGGTAGTTCGACCACGCCCGGGTCGAGCCGAGGTACGGCGGGTCGACGTACAGCAGCACCTCGCGGCCGCGCCCGTACTTGCCGATCAGATCCAGGGCGGGCCGGCACTCCAGGCTGACCTCGTGCAGGCGCTCCGCGGCGGCCGCGAGACGGGTGACGGACGCGTCGAGCCGGTCGGGCATCGACGTGCCGGATCCGCACGGGTCGATGTAGTGCCTCCAGCCGGTGCGGCGCAGCGTGCCGCCGCGCCCCTGCGTGAGCCGGACCCAGACCCGACGGGCGATCTCCAGATCGTCGCCCGGCTCCTCGGTGAAGGCCGCGGCGTGCTCTGCGTGGGCGTGCGGGGTCAGCGCGCAAGCTCGGATGAGGTCCTGGGGACGCTCGCGCAGGACCCGCCAGAACGTCATGAGCTGGCCGTCGAGGTCGTTGACGGTCTCCATCAGCGATGGCGCCTTGGCCAGCAGCACGGAGAGCCCACCGGCGAACGGCTCGACGTAGTGCTCGTGGTCGGGCAGCAGCGAGGCGATCCATGGGGCGATGGTCTGCTTGCTGCCGAAGTACGGGACGGGGCTTTTCATCGGTGTCTCCTTGTGTGGTTGGTCAGGCGGGCATCAACGCGCGGCGGGCATCAGGCGGCGGCTTGGCCATCGATGACGCGCAGGTGTGGGCGGCGGGGGTGTCGGTCGTAGGCGTCGAGTTCGGCTTCGAGGACGGCCAGGTGGGCGGCCTGCTCCTCCGGGGTCCAGGCGGGCGCTGGCTCGGCGTTGCGGACGGCGGTGGTGCGGGCGCGACCGAAGGTGCCGGTCGGAATGGCCTCGGCCATCAGGCGCTCGTAGGGGGTCATGCGGCCACCCCCGTCTCCACGGCGAGCCAGGCGCGGTGCGCGGCACGGTCGTAGGGCCCGGCGGCGATCCACTGGGCGGTCGCTTTGGCGGCTGCTTCCTGGCGCCAGCCGCGCTTGCTGGGGCGCGGGTAGAGCTCGCCGTCCTGCCAGCTGTCGCCGCAGTTGCAGCAGGTGATCGTGACGCCGTACCAGGCCTCGTCCTGGAAGAGCATGCGGCGCTTGGTCTTGCATGTGGGGCACGGGAAGATCCGGCGGATGGCGAACTGCCGGGCTCGGCAGACGATGACGTTCATGCGGCGGTCTCCCTGGCTTCCTGCTGACGGCGGGCGTGGACGATCAGGAGGGCGCGGCCGTCTTCGTGGCAGGGCACGGTCGGGGTGACCTGGCACTGCGGGCAGCAGGCGACGGTCTGGGCCCAGGCGGAGACCCGCTGCGGGTGGGGCTGGGTCATGACCTGATTACGGGTGCGCAGAACGCACGGCCGGTGGGCGGCGGCCCCGCAGTGGGGGCAGTCGACTGCGCGGGCAGGGTGCTGCTTGGCGCGCAGGCCGTGGCGGATCGACTCGGGCATGGAGGCGGCGGGGCGGCGTGTGGTCACTGGGTCTCCTCGGTGGCGGGCGGGCAGTTGCCGCAGTCGCAGGGCTGGTCGGGGAAGTGCTCGGTGTTGCGGTAGTGCCGGACCGCGGCGTCCCAGGCGGCCTTCGGCAGGGACCACTCCGGGGGCGGGCCGGCACTACCG